CTTACAGCCATTTGAGTGGTATTTGGGTTTTACCCCTAGTCGATGCACGGTATTTCTGGAGAAACTTCACCACCGGGGACTTCCAACTACCCTCATGCTCCTCTTGGGAAACACTGTTCAAAACCATCTTCAAAAAGCTGGGGTACACAGAAGCACAGATCACCATCGACCCTATTTCGGTGGACTACCTCTTCCCACACTCGGTACTACGCAGTGCATCACAATCAACAGAGGTTCCGGCCCTGCTAGACACCATCGCGCACTCATGCGGTACCAGGGTGATCCTAAACTACGATGGCACAGTAAGGGTAATGAACGCAACAAAGTCCTTTGAGGAGGACTCTACACGCTACTCCACTAGCAACACCCAAAAAGCAGGTGGTTTCGGTAGCCTTATCTCCACCTCTAAAACCAACATTGGGAATAACTACTCCACTGCTGCGGATATCACCAAGAGTGAGACAGAGTTTAAAAAGCTAAAGTCTATCATGCGCGATACTGCTGGTGTAATACCCAGGTCGTTGAGCTTCCTAGTATCAGGCACCGTGTACGCTACGGTAACCACAGACGGTATTACCCCAGTTACGGACGAAGGTGATGACAACACCTTCTCCGCACTCATGGGTGGTGGGCAAGTGTACTACTTCACCTCCACGGATGAGGACCTTACACCACCCGCATTCACACGCAATGTAGGTGGTACAACCGAAGAACCCATTACACCTGTTTCCGGTGATTACGCCTACGACCTTAGGAAGAGACTACTCTACCCCTACACCACTACCTGGGGTGAACCCTCCTCTGGGGAAAGCCTACCATCCAAGTACTTGAAGGTGAATGCATCGAGCTACAAGACTAAGGTCAACCAGTGCCCTGACTATGCCAAAAAACCCTCTAATAAGACGGACAAGGAGTTTAGCCAACTCCAGATAAAGAACTACATAGAGGTGTATAAGAACGACTGGATTCTGTACCAGATGTCTGATGTTAATCTGATCCTCAATGGTATTGAGCAGGTAGATCCTACGGGCATGTTCGATTATGTGATGTACGACATAGCTAACATAGCTACTAAGGTGGCTAGGGCACCGTACAACGAGCAACCACAAGACATATTTATTGAGTCCTACCTAGGTGATGAATCCGGTTGTGATGCAGATGCTGCCCCATGTGGTCAGTGCAAGGGTATGCAAGCTGGTAGTGTGACATCCCAACTGTATGGGTTTGGAAACTCTAGCATGTTCCTCCCCTACTCTGCGGTGCAAACACAGAGCACCACCCTACCCTCTAATGCAATCCCAGCCGATTACCCGAACTACCACAAGCCACCCTATGTGGTCAAATTCTGCCTAGGTAATGCGGTGGGAAATGTTGCGCTCGATTACCACTTCCAAACACAAGCTATGGTCACGGTGTATTGGAACGGTAGCAAGGTAACATCTAGACAGATCAACGGTGGGAAGTCTTTCACCTGCCAAGGTTGCGCGCAGTGTTGGGGAAGACTAACCTTTGCAAAAACTGCAAAAAGCCCTGCGTACGCCACCGTGATCGTAGAGAAGGTAAACTCCTACGACTCCGATGAACAGCTACTCCAGAACCAAAACTGGTACATGAATATGAGGTGTGTGGACTCCCAACCCTACCCTGCACCTAGGGCAGTGGCGTGCGATCAGAAGCTAGACGAGGTTGGTGGTATCTTCACCCTGGGGATGTTTACCAGTATTCCCATCAATATACCCGGTACAAGTGGTGGACTAATACCAAACACCGCTGTATGTATCAGTGACGCAGTGGATGCAACCTTTGATTGCGGTGGCACACTCTGCAACATACCCGCAAACCTAGTCCTAACCTTTGAGACACCTCCCGATTCTTGCAAATACTTAAAGGATGTGGTGATCCCACTACAGCAGTCAGCCTTTGATGGTGGTTGGGCAGGTATTCACGACCAGTTTGGACCCACTAAAGATATTGTGCAGGTCAAGCTAACCACCAGTGCAAACAACAGTTTCAACTTGATTATTAAAGACATTGTGAATGTTGCAAAACCAGAGGTGCACCTTGTCACCGGGATGACCTGTGTTTGCACACCTTTTAAAATAGTATTTGCAGATGGAAATCTAGACCCTCTTGCGTGCTCCGGTTCCTCCACCAAAATAGTCATTAAAGAGGCTTAAAATGAATATCCAATTTAAAAATGGACCAAGTTCTGTCGTTGAAGCCAACTCACTAGCGGGTGCTTATTTAGTAGGTGAACCAGCTTATTCCACCAACACCAACAACCTCTATATTGGGGGTGTGTTGTTGTCCACGGGTGCTGATTACATCATCCAGAACACACAACCCGCAGATCCTGTTAACCCAACCACAGCAAAGGCATTTTGGTTTGACACACTCAACAGTTATCTACACATCTGGAAATATGCAGGTGGTGTAGGTGCATGGGTGCGAGTCCTATCCGGTGGAGCAATTGGACCCGCTGGGCCTAGTGGTGGGGTTGGAGTTGCAGGTCCGATTGGGCCTAGTGGAACCCAGGGCGTGCGCGGTGCATCCTTCCTATCCGGTTCTAGTGTGCCCACCAGTAGCACTACAGCAAACGATGGGGACTATTACCTACATACTACTACCAAGAGCTTATATGGGCCTAGAACGACCACTGGGGGTGTTTCTAGTTGGGGTGGTGCAATTAGCCTCAAGGGTGAAACAGGGGACATTGGTGCTCAGGGTATTCCCGGTGTTGGTACGGTTGGACCCGCAGGTTCAAAAATATTTTATGGTAATGAAGCACCAACTAGCCTCTTCCCTAGCTCATTAGAGCGCAGGGAAGGAGACTTCTACATCAACCTCCTCACAGGTAGATTGTACGGTGGTTATACCACCTCACAAGGATGGGGAGCAGGTGTAAGTCTATTGGGTTTAGCTGGTCCAGTCGGTCCTAGTGGCCCTTCTGGAACAGCCGGACTAGAGTGGAAGGGAACCTGGGCATCAGGTACCACCTACCCCATTGGCTCAGTGGTAGAGTCCGGTGGTTCGAGCTATGTCTCACTAAAATCCACTTCCAATAGCCCCTCAAATGCTGCTGACTGGGGACTCGTTGCACTCAAGGGTTCTGGCGGTTCCGGTAGCGGTGTGGCTAACATAATTGCAGATTCTCCCATCAATTGGAACTCTGCAACATCCACAATCTCATTTAGTGTTCCAGATGCGGTAACAGGCAATGTGCTCACCTACAACGGCACTAACTGGGTAGCTAGCACTAGCGTAGCAGCGAAGTCCATACTCTCTGGTACGGGTGCACCTATAGTTGAAAATGGTGTGGACGGTGACTTCTATATGCAGATGGCGGGTACTGGTGCACCCAAGTTGTTTGGGCCTAAGGTAAGTGGTGCATGGGGTTCAGGTGTGTCCCTTCTAGGGGCTTCTGGACAAAATGGAATAGGTGGTCCTGCTGGTGCTGATGGCACCGCAGGGATGGAATGGAATGGAACATGGAGCAGCCTAGTAAACTACTCCAAGGGCGCGGTGGTGTACTACCTGGGTGGTATTTATATTTGTGAAATCAACAACACCCTAAACATCACACCAAACACGACTCTTAACTGGGATCTACTAGTTGCTAAGGGTGAACAGGGTGAACCAGCAAATCTAGTCGGAACCTACCCAGTAAGTGTAACCACTGCGGGTAGTATCACCATCGCACTGTCTAGTGGGAGTGTGACAGGTCAGGTAATGACCTGGAACAACACTAGTAAGGCGTGGGAGTTTATCACACCTAACGCAGTACTCTCAGGACTCACGGATGTCACACTAGCCTCCTCTAAAACGGGTGAGGTACTAACCTACAACGGCACCAAGTGGATCAATGGTGAAATCACCATAGACTCCCTATCTGATGTGGTCATCACCGCACCTGTCAACGGACAAGCACTAGTATTCAACGGTGTAAACTGGGCTAACTCCAACACGGTAAAAGAATTAAACGCAACATCACCACTCAACTGGACGAGTGGCACATCCACACTTAAAATCGGGGACGGTACAAAAACCAACCAAACCCTCCTATGGAACCAAACCACTAAGGCGTGGAATGTGTCGGATTTACCCAGCGCAAAAATCACTGCAAACACCCCCTTATACTGGGATTCTGTCGCACAGGTTCTAGCCTTTGGTATAGATGCCAATGCTGGTGAGGTTTTAGTTTTTGATGGTGTTAACTGGGTTGCAGGTGTTCCACATGACCACTCTAGGCCTACTATCCTATGGGGTGAGGGTGTACCACCGCAAGGACTAGGGCACTCTGGTGACTTCTACATCGACACCATCGGACACTATCTGTATGGGCCTAAGTGTAGTGGTTGTTTGAACAACAAATGGACAAGCATCCAAGCACCTGTAAATTTAGTTGGGCCTATTGGAAATACTGGGGCTGCTGGAATACAAGGCGTACAAGGTGTTCAGGGTGTAATGGGAAATACGGGCGCACAGGGTTTATCAACATCCAACCTAATTCGCAAAATAGATCATGTTGGTGATGTCACCACCATGCCTCCAAATACCAACTACAACTACATTGGAAACAACGGGGACTTCCTACTATTAAACTCTAGCTACTCAGTACGGTGGTACGGTCCAAAGGCTAACAACGCATGGCCTACTAGCACCTACATTGAGCTAAAAGGAACAGAAGGGGTACAAGGAATCCAAGGTATCCAAGGTGTGGCTGGGCCTCAGTCGGGTCAGATGATCCACTACGCAACAATCAATGCAAATACAGCTATTCCAGACGATCCGTCCTCCTCCCTAGGTGCTGTTGGTGATCTCCACATTACAATACTTAATACCTCCAGCGGTGAGTATGTTGGTAGTTATTTGTTTGGTCCAAAAACCACTTCAGGAACAGATCCTTGGGGAACACCTGTAAATCTTAGGGGAGCAAGTGGTCCAACTGGGGCTAGCGGGGCAGTCGGTCCCGCTGGACCAACTGTAAACCCAACCACAGCAGATATTACGGGTGGTCTATTCAACACGGGCACCACACAGAACCCCGCACTAGCTGTAAGGACTATTACAGGCACAGGCCTAGTTCTCAAAAGTATTGCAAATTCTGCAAACCCCTACCTTGCACTCGAACTAGGCACAAACGGACTCTTTTATATGAACGGTAACGCACTAACCCTAAAACCAAGGCCTAACAACTCGGCCCAAAGAAGGAGCTTTTTTGGACTATGAAAACTCTAATACTAGGCCCAAAAACAAGGTTATATATTAAATCCCAAGGTGTTGCGTGTAATGTAACCGCAACGACCCATTTAATGGAGTTTACTACCGACTCCAACAACTATCCAGACGGTGGTGGTGAGGAGAACTACGAGCGTATTTTCTACAGTGTTCCTTCAACAAACAGTGTGAATACCTTGGTGGAGTACGCCACCGAAGGTAAGCGTGTGGTCAAGGAAATCTACCTTTATAATAACGCAATCACCGCACAGACCTACAGTCTTCGGATTAGAACCTACACCAACATCACCCTATTACCAGGCACGGATGCGGGTAAGCTAGATGATCCACTCAACTACATCGACACCTGTATGATTGACATGGACATACCCTCATTAAAGGTGTGGAGATTCTCAGAAGCTTTCTTGTTAAGCTACCCTTCTGTAATAGTTCTAGACAGTGAAAACATCGAGGAGATTTCTATAGTCGTTGCACCAACCGGGGTGCAAACACTCACGGCTGATGACCATGTGCATGTGACCATGTCGCACGGTGTGACCGGGCAAACAACCTGGGGAATTGATGAACAGATCGCTCAAAAGATCACTAACGGCACAGGCGTAAGCTCTATCTATAAGCTGCCTATAGCAGGTGGTTTCATAGCCACCGTAATCAAGCAAATTTGTGTTTATAACTCCAGTTCAAAAACAGTGCGTATAAAATTAGGGTTTGGACCACCAAGCTCCACCGACCTACAAGGATATATGTTTGATGGCGAGCTTGCACCAAACCAAAGCTGGTGGAGTGACTCAGGAACATTCCAAAACATTGATAACTACTTAGCGTCCTACATGGCAACCTCTGTATCCAACGGTGGGGCAGGACTAGGGATAAACCCTGTACTGCCACTGACCTACACACCCGCAGGAAGCGTACTCAAAATTGCACAATCCGGTGCTACGGACAGACAGGTACTAGGTTGGGACAGTGTCGCATTAGAATGGCGACCCCAAGATAATATGGAAGTGTTGACACCAACCTATCCGCTAGAGTACAATATGAGCACATTAAAACTCCTAATTGGGCGTAATGGTGCGGTGGACGGACAGTCCCTAGTCTGGAGCGCAACAAATAGTCGTTGGCAACCCGGTACCACCGGAGCACCCTCTACAGGTTCCGCAGGTCTGGTAATTGATGGAGACTCCTACTAATGGCTATTATCAAAGCACTAAAAATACTAACTCAGCCACAGGGCGCACGGTACAACGCTACCCTTAGCACCCAACCTGTTATCCAAGTTGGCAACCTGGACACGGTTACTAATGCGTTCACGGTAGATGCGGGTTTTGTTGGTACGGTCCTAGTCGTTGAGGGTGTGGGTAATGCAGGATATAACCTAAGCGGTACACTGTCCATACCGTTTGTAAGCGGTGTTGCAGCATTCACCAACTTGGGCTTTGTGCCGGACTCGTCTAATAGCACCCTAGACATTGCACCAGCATCACTGTCGTTTACCACGACTAATTTGAATGTAATATCCTCAATCACATTTTCAATATCGAACGCATCTAAGTTAGTTATCACATCAACGCCTATACCTACCACTGCGATCATCAATAGAACCCTCCAGATACCTATTAAGCTGCAACTAAAAGACTCCTCCAATAACTCCATACCATTAGACGGTGTGAGCATAGTTGCAACCGCATCTGGTGCAAATGTCAGTGGTACCACCACCCTAGTTACTAACGCCAGTGGTTATGTGATATTCAGTGCCCTGACATTCTCGTCAGGGGCACATGTGCTCATCAGCTTTGGCGCACCTGGGCTTATACCAGCCATACTAGAGCTAGACCTGTCCTACACAGACATTATTAAACCTAGACGCAGTATTGTTGCGGGTAAGGTTCCCCTATCCACGGATCTAGTACCATTTGAGATCTGCATAAATATTCCAGATAAACAACTATGGTGCGCTGACCAAACTGGGACACCTATTCTTATTGTGGACGGTGATGCATTGGTTGGTGGTGGGTCTAGCACCCTAGTAGCCTTAACTGATGTTGTTATCACAACACCATCTAACGGGCAGGTTTTAAAGTACAACACATCAACTAGTAAATGGGTTAATGATACGGATGCAACTGGTAGTAGTGGGGCTACGGCACTACTTGGACTTACGGATGTGGTGCTTACCACACCTGCTAACGGACAGGTTCTAAAATACAACGCCTCCACTAGTAAATGGATTAACGACACCGATGCAACAGGCAGCGGTGGAGGATCAACCGTATTAACTGGTCTAACAGATGTGGTGGTTACAACACCCACCAACGGACAAGTTTTAAAATATGACACCGCCACCAGCAAGTGGATTAATGCTACAGACGCTACAGGAAGTAGTGGGGGTGGATCAGGAACATTGTTTAACACGGGTTCAACAGCACCAACTTCCCCAGGACAGGGTGACAGATGGGTTAATACTACGGACGCAATACTCTACACCTACTACGGCAGCGCATGGGTGCAATTTAATACCTAGGAGATATCATGCCAACACTTAATCCCCCTTATATACCCGTTGGTGGTGGTGGCAGAACCGTCACTATTGGGGCAGTCAATGCACCTGCTGGATACCACTGGGTATCCAACAACATCAATGGTGCTCCTAGCGGTGGTACTGCAACCTCGTACCCAGTTGGATCGAACAACAGTAACTTCTCCTACGGTGTATCCAACAACATATCACAAACATGGGAGAAGGATGCGGGTAACACAGGGCCTGGAGCTTTATTCATCACCATAGAAATTGGTAGGCTTATAACTGGGGAAGATCCACCACAACCCACCGTAAGTGCTAGTGCGAGTGGGGGTCTAGCCATTTCATGGTCAGGGGACGGACTAGTCCAGCAGTTTAATGCAGTTGTTGAAACTGTAGGCGATGGAGAGGACGGAACAGCTTCTGTCAGCTTTGCACCTCCTGCTGGTTTCAAAGGGTACATGTGGTACACAATCAGTACCGATTATGTTTCAGCACTAACCGTAAACGGGAACAGTGCAAGTAATCAAGTTTGGGGGTCCCGTGGTATTAAGATAAGTGATGTCTCTGGTCTAAATATGGGGGGTGGAAGTTGGCGTGGTGGGGCTAGGTACTTGAACTACCCTGTCACCTTTGACTACAAGACATCCGCAGGGGAAGCTTACTCTAGCCGACCTAATTTTGTAATTGGCGAGTACAATAACGCAGATGGTGTAGACAGCTTAAATATAAGCTTGTCACGGAAGGATACATTCACAGCGATTAAGGCAGCTAGACCATCCTTCACTTTAAGCCCTGAGGTTATGGGTCTTGGTGGCTATGAATCGGTATATGTAACTGCACAAAACCCCACCTACGCTCAACATGGGCAAGAGTACATATCGGCACAGTACAACAGTGCTGGGCAGATGACCCGTGCATGTCAATCATTTTGGCCTAAGTATAGTATTTATCTTGGATATGACTTTGACTTATTGGCAGGAAAGTATGTGTGGCCACCGGCTCAAGTTTATAAATTGAACTCTACCTATGGGGGTCAGTGTGCAACAGGTGGGAATAACCCCTATGGGAAGGATAGCTGGTGGACACCTGCACCAACCGCAATGATTAAAACCACTGCGTACATCTCAGTGACACTAGAGAAGTTTCCTGAGCCTATGCCTACGGTTTCTAATGTTCAGACATCACCCTGCATATACGACAATGGTGGAACCATTACCCTTACCGGGTTTAACTTCACAGGGGTAACCACCACCAGTATTCCAGGGTTGACTATTTCAGTTACATCCGACACACAGGCTGTTATTACAGTCCCTGCACAAACCGACATAGCTGGCCAAGACATATATATTAAGACCCCAACAGGTCCTGCGGGCTACGCGATACGCTTGAGCAACAGTAGTCTGTACTGTTATCCACCTGAAGCCGTGTACCCACCACCCTATGTACCCCCTACAAATACAACTTTTCCAGTGGTACCAACAACCCCGGTACTTACCACCGATTGTAGAGCAGGGTGGGACTTTGGAAGTTTGGATTCAGATATAGCTGGACCAACTGGCCCAGGGATAACCACCCAAGGTGGCACATTGTTCCTTGCGCCCTATATACATGCTTGGGAGTTGGACAAAGTAAATTTTACGCTAACATTTACAATTTTAGACATCTTTAATTACAACAGTGCGGATTTAAACCCTGCCATAGGTGAGATGATTAGTATTGTGAACTGGGATAGACCACAATACAACAATAACGGCAGTTACTTTGTTGTAAGTAAATTTGATAGAATGGGGAGGAGGGTCCTCGTGCTAGGTTGCACTAACACATCTACCACACCCACACCTAGTGGGGTGCAAACAGGGACCTGTTTGGCACCACCCAATACCAACTCTAACCCCTTTGAGTTCCCACTATCCCCTATTCTAAATGAGATCTACTCCTTTGCAGGTAGGGCATGGTTCTGGAACAGTTTTGCATGGCACAGGTATTGCTCCCCGACAACTCCTACAACTCCTACACGGGTTCCTTCTACAAGTCTCACAATGTGTGTGCCTCTCACGGGAACACTTAGCTATTCTGGCAACACCTACAACTTGGTATTTGAAGATACACTGTCCAACGGAAACCCAGGTAATTGGGTTCTTTCCTATGTGACTAACGGATACCACACTCTGGACTGGAGAAATGCGGATAGAATGTTGATGGTGTATCGAAATATAAATGGGACTGTTAGTTGGGGATTCAGTATCAGAGGAATTGTGAGTACTTCTATACCTTTAATAGCCGGGGAAATCACACCTAACGGCACTAACACTTACACCTTTACAACTAACAATGTAGATTACACGGCTACCATTACTTGGGGAAGTGCCGTACCGACCCCATTAACAGACGATGCAATAACCTTTGGCACACCAACTCCAACCACCACCGGGTTCACGGTGCAAGTGACCAGCTACAACGGTATTAGCGTGTACACCCCATCTGCGTCTGTGGGCACTGCTACTATTAACAGTACTGGGAAGATCACGGTAACAGGGGTTGCAGCTAACACCTCCTCCACCGTGACAGTGAACACCACACGCACCGGGTACGCCAATGGTACAGCACAGGTGAGTGCTACTTCTCTACCATTACCACCAGCACCTACTGTGACTAGTATCTCCCCATCAGGAGGTTCTACAGCAGGTGCCACCACCGTGACTATTACTGGAACTAACCTAACCGGAGCTACTGCGGTTACCATAGGCGGGGTTGCAGCAACAAGTGTAACCGTGGTAAATGAAACCACCATTACCGCAACATCACCTGCTGGAACCGCTGGTGCAACTAGTGTTCTAGTTACCACACCCAGTGGTACCAACGCAGCTAACACACTGTTCACCTACAACGCACCATCCTCAACCCCATCCGCACCTGTTATCACAGCTAGTACATCTGGGGATGGTTCCATGATGCCTGGGACAGTTACTTTTAGTGCACCTATCTCTGATGGTGGTTCGTATATTACAGATTACGAATACAATGTGAACGGTGGATCATGGCAGAGTACCTACAGTTCCTCACCCGGCACAATCTCTGTGTACAGTATGACCGTTGGGTCAGATAACACCGTCCTAATACGAGCTATAACATCAAACGGTGCAGGTGCTACAGCTAGTGTTATATTGCATCCTTCTGTACCATTCAACTTGGTTAGCAATTCTAACAGTGCTAGCTACAGTGGTAGCGGTGACAACTCAGGAAGCCAACTAACAGGCCAAATGTATTCCTATGGATCACCCGAAACACTGGTATTCACCGCAGGAAATACAGGGACCCTTAACTACTCCATGTATGCGTACGACATGATGGGCGGGTCTGAAGTTAGCATCAGCTTAAAGGTCGATACAACCGTTATAAAAACCGCTACCACCAGTATGCCAGATACTGGAACTACCGCACTTACCGCAGGTCAGACAGTGACAGTAACCTTTGTTGGGTCTAGTATGGGCTACAATTCCTTCTCATTATGGATGAGCTAAAAATGGCAAGACCATGTACTTGTAATAATGTGATACCCGACTCTGTGTACGACATCTCCCAGTGTCAGATGTGTTGGCATTATCACCACAATGACCGCATCAGGCGGGCATGGGATGATGATGAGCCAATAGTCGTACCACCTATGCTAGAGCAAACCGGATCTCTCATATCCTCCATTGTGAAATGGGGATTCGCAGGTTGCACACGGGTTCCCATGACCGTGGTTGAATCGCGCCTAAGTGTGTGTGATGCCTGTGAATTTAAAAAAGAAGATAAATGTGGAGTTTGTGGTTGTTTTTTAAACACCAAGTCCAGTTGGACCACTGAAAAGTGTCCGCTGGGGAAATGGAGTGAACATGACACCTCAGGATCTACCCCCAATTGAGTTATTAGAGGATATTTTGCTACCTTTAAAGTGGACTATTGATAGAATATATTGGTGGGGATTTAAGGACGGAGTGACTATGGGAGGTATTGCGTTCTTTGTTTTGTTCCTTCTAACCAATAGGAGATCCGCATGAACAAAGTTATGGGAATGCTAGTTATTGTGGTAGGCCTAGTTCTAGCCAACGAGGTCTATTTTGGCACACTGAAGTTTGACCCTATTCCACTGCTTAGGCCAAAGATTACGCCACCAGCACCACTGCCAATTAAACCGGATGAGCCTAAACCCAAACGACCATGGGGCACAGACCTAGAGGACTCAGTTGAGTCTATTAGCCTAGGTGGTTCTATCGCTCCAGACGGTTCCACACCATTGCAAATTGACTACCCACTCTCACAGCACCTTCCCAATATTGGGTCTAGGGTGGATGGTGCGGGTATGTGTGTAATGTCCTCTATTGAAATGGCAGCTAGGTGGTCTAACCTGGAGACGGTTAGAGGCCTACGCAGTTGGTGTGCAAATAAGCCTGGAGGCGGTTACCCCAGTAAGGTTGATAAACAACTCAAAGAATACTCCCAGTCTATCTCAATAAATACCCCAGAGTATGTGCAGTACGAGGGTAAGGAACTAGACCTCCTAAGGCTAGCTTTGAAGACTGGTCGTATGCCAGCAGTTACCTACGCAGGACGCGACAAGGTGCGCTATTCTGGCACCATTGCGCACATGGTATGCCTAGCCCACCTAGACGATAAATGGGCAGCTATATGGGACAATAACGGCACTGCTGGAGAGTTGATTTGGATGACACCAGAAGAGTTTAAGGTTAGATGGACTAATGATTCTAATGGATGGGCCTTCGTATGGCTCGCACCACCACCACCACCCGTACCACGCTAGGAGTTCCCATGCTGTTATTCGCCTATTTCATATTTAGTTGGGTGCCCACTGACGATTCGCGTCAGGTGGCACTATACCAGGACACTGTGCAGGTAGGTGTTTTTAAAATACCTGAGAGGGTGTATCTGGAGATGACCCCAACAGGTGATTTTAAAACATCTGAGTTGCCAACCCCCATCCCAGAAAAATATTTGGAATTATTTCCTATAAAAAAGATCGCTAATTATGGTATTGATCTATCTGAGATGAAGGGTAGGCCAGAGTCCTATTACCACAATGGAAGGGCGATTACTAAGGAGAGTGCGCTCCAACTCATGGGAAACACGGGTATACCGGATGATAGTGAGTTCCTAAGACTCACTATCATTGGCCCAGATGCACTTAGAAAACAGATCAGGGATGACTTACTAAATGCGCCAGAACTCAAGGACTTTAAAACCATCACGGTGGTGCAGGACTACCCTTCTAACCACTGGTCGGTCACTGGGGTAGGCTTTGAGCTTACGGGCGAGGTGGCAATCTATGTGCAATCTCCAGATGGAACAGTGCTTCATAAACAAAACGATTACAAGGATGGTGCACCAGGTCTAGCAGCAGCACTGCGAAAAGTTGACCCTAACTACCGGAGGGGGGGTGATCCAGATCTCAGAGATACCCTTAATGGATCTCTGTTAGTGTTTATTGCAATTGTGACACTGTGTCTTTCCGCATACTTTTTTAGGAGGACTGAATAATGAGCTTAATTACTTTGGTTATTGGCGCAGTATGTTTTGCAGGTGGATGGATTGCACGGGAAACCTGCCGTCCAAAAGACCACCCAATTATTGATGGTGTACGCAAACTCTTAGCCCAAAAAGCTAAGGAGTCTAAGGTGATTGATGTTGAAGAAGAACTCAAAAAACTTAAAGGAGTCTAATTATGGAAGGGTATAAAACTTATTTAGCTTGTGCAGGGTTACTTGGGTTAGCACTATTCCAACTTTCAGAAGGACACTTTGAGCAAGCTGGACAGTCGTTTCTAGCTGCCCTAGCTGCCTATGGACTACGCAATGCATTAAAGAATGTAGCGTAATGGGAAAAATACTGATTGCTGGAGAATGTAGCAATGGTGTTGCAGCGCACTTGCGTACGCTGGGACACCATGTTACTACTGCTGATTTTAAACCTAACGAGGTTGACCAGACAAATCATTACCAGGGCAACTATTGGGATTTACTAGATGGTAAGCACCATTGGGATTTGCTTCTAGGCCACCCAACATGTACAAACATGGCCAATAGTTCGGTGAGTAGGCTAACCCAGAAGAAGGTAGATGGCACGCTAGCCTACCCTACACGAATGCAAGACATGCAAAGGGATGCTGAGGATTTCAAACGCATGTTGAACACCCCACACGCATCCAGGGTGATGATAGAGAACCCGGTTATGCATGGGCACGCATCTAAAATAATAGGTGAGAAACCAACCTTCTCCCTACAACCTTACCAGCACGGTGTGCAAGAGTCTAAAAGGACTATGTTCCACACCCGCAATGTGCCCCCTATGAAACCAACCCAAGTAGTTAGCAAGCCTAGCTCTGGGGTTTGGAACAATCAGATGCGCGGTAAAAGTGGAAAAGTGTATCCCAAAGAAGCCCCATCTGCACAACGGGGAGCGGATAGATCGCGTACACGCCCCACTGTGGCTAAGGCTATTGCTGACCACATACACTCACTGATTCCACCCCCAGAGAGCAAGGTAAAAATGTCTAGGCGTAGGGATGGATCTTGGTGTTTTAGTAATCCACTGTAATAAAGGGGCAAATTGGCTATACATCCTCTTGTATATGATGTTACAATGTTACCTGATCAGCCAACTAAGTTTCTTCCAGGCTCGCCTGAGAAGATTCTGCTTATGCAGCTTAGGGCTGAATTAGAGTTGCCATTACATCATAATGAGGATATTAAGCATGTCAAATTGCAAGTTTGTGACACTCGATCAGAGCGGTGCAGAGTGGTTACAGTGGAGACAGGGCGGGGTAGGTGGTTCTGATTGTGCAGTACTCATGGGTGCAAATCCATGGTGTAAACCAGAAGAGCTACGGGATCGTAAGTTGGGTATAGCTAGTGAAATGTACGAGAATGAGCGCATGGCTAGGGGTAAACGCCTAGAACCAATAGTGCGCGAAATGTACGAGGACTTGACAGGTTTAAAAATGACTCCCGCTTGTGTGGAGCATGAAAGCTTTCCATGGTTTATGGCTAGCTTGGACGGAATCACTGACGATGGAGAAGTTATTTTAGAGATTAAGTGTCCTAATGACCGTGCTCATGCAGAAGCCCTTAGGGGTTGGATTCCTAAGTATTACTACCCACAGATCCAACACCAACTGGGTGTAACAGGGGCGAAGATAGCGCACTATGTTTCCTACAGTGATGTGCCTAAATTCAAGCACCATGAGCGATTGGCAATAGTCGAAATGCTACCAAATGAAGGTTATATCAAAGAACTTTTTTTGAAGGAGCAATCATTTGTCCAAGACATCGAAAATCAGAAGGCTCGATCTACATGACCTAGACCAACACTACATGGATTTACTGAATGAATTCGCACCAGTTTTTACCACTCTAGAAGAGATGAAACGGTGCTACTTGGACAGGTCCTTTGCGGGGACCTGTCCTACTTTTTTATACCTCAGTGATTGTGGTAGGCCACTGGGCAGCATCACAGTGCAGCTAGTCGATAAAATGATCTATAGGCAACCCTATGCCTTCCTAGATGATTTCATAGTAGCTGAGGAGTTTAGGAAGAAGGGCATAGGGAAAGATTTAGTCAGGCACGCAATAAACTATTGTCATAATAAGGGGTGTTTTAAAATCATCCTGGACTGTGCACCCGCATTAGAAAAGTATTATGGTGGGTTCGGTTTCTATGTAAACGGAACCACAATGAGGCTTGACCTCTGAAAGGCAGTTATTGTATGACCAACATATGGCTACAATATTTTATGTCAAGGCTAAACGCAAATGGGTGTATGAGCACAAGGTAAACTCCAAGGTTGTGAGATCCTACCACAACACCAGGGAGGAGGCTGAGGCCCTGAAGCCTCAGACCTCCGTGTCAGAAAAACAACATCTCTTTTCTGACACACTGTCCAAGTTTTTAACATCTAGAAATGTGCGCGAGTCTAGCCTCAGAAGATATAAACAAGAAATCGACTCACTGCGTCTAGCACTAGCTGGTGACAGTATGACAGAGACTAATATACAACTTACCGTATCTAGAATAAACAAGATGTTTCCCATCTCTAAATCCCACCGCATAATTAAGCGTTTAATCACCATCTGCAAGATTGCAGGTGTTCCCGTACCCTATGGCATCGTACCCAAAATCACCAGGGCTAGGGGTGTAGCACTAACACCCGAACAGACACTTAAACTCATTGAGTTAAACAACGGTAGCCACTACCAACCACTACTGCTATTCCTCCTGGACACAGGCGCAAGACTAGGTGAGGCCCTGGGTTTAACCTGGGCCGACTATGTCGCACCTAAGGTACATATCAACAAAGCGTACAACGATCAACTGAAGGGGCCTAAAATCGTCCCAGTTAAGACTTCTAGGGGAAACAGGTCTATCACCCTATCTGATCACCTAGTGGCAATTTTGGACCGTTTAAAGGGTTCTCCCAATTCCCCAATATTTACTAGTCCACTGGGGTTTAGGGTAGCACGCAACAACCTGCGAAGGTGGTGGGTACCACTTATCAAAAGATTTAAAATACCACTGCGTATTCACGACCTCAGGCACACCTGTGCAACACACCTGCTGGGGAGCACTTCGGACCTGAGAATGGTATCCGCTAGGATGGGCCACACTAACGCAACGACCACCCTAAAGATCTACGACCACTATGTTTTAGACGATAGTGTTACAAAAAAGTATAGTGTTCTTACTATACTTTCTAAGATCAAAAAAGCCTAAAGTGCTTGTTTTATAGGATAAAATCGAGGATAACCCTCGATTTAGGAAACCGATGCTCTATCCCCTGAGCTACGAGCGCAAACCACAACCGCACGAAAAGCCCCAGAAAACACACATTTCCGTAGTTAGGGAAACATGCTTTTTAGGACTATTTTAAATAGTATAGTGGATTTACTATACTTTGGCACGGTATTTGTTATTATATATACTAATATACTATATACACTAGTCTATTAAATAGACTACTAACTTATAAAAGTGTAAACACTTTTATAAGTTAGTTTAGATACTAGAGATTAGTTATACCCTTTTTCATATCGTCCAGATCCTTTGCACCTTGGGTTTTAACCAGGTGGTCCACATACTCACTAATACCCAAATCCTTCCATGCTGCGATAATTTGTATCATTCTCAGTGTTTTACGACTTACACGCATGGTGGTAGTAGATTCATCCGCATTGTCATTCTTTTTAACAGCCATTTCAACTCCTTTAGGCAGTCAGCAAAAATATTCTAGGAAATAAAACCCCTTGTCTGCAAGTGTATTTATGTATTTTCGGTAATTATTTGCAAAATATTTGTCAATTGGGCTTGCAGTCTGCTGGCAACATTTGTAAATTTGTCTATGTGGTTACATCGTAACTGTAACCAGTTGACCCAATAAACAAGGAGAGTGCTGCATGTTTAACCCATTCGGGAAAAAACCAAACCCCTACGATGACCATGATATGGATGCATATCAGTCTGACGAAAAAGATTATCAACAATCTGAAGATGACAGTGCAGAAGATGCACTGGAAGCAGAATCTAAATCTGATGCCTACGCAGAGGATGAGGATGACTATACGCCAAACGACAACGACAACTTTCAAGGAGAATATTAATGAGCAAGATTAAAGAGACTATACCTGACACGGGTGATTTTAAAGATGACGGTCCTGAGTACGAACCGTTATCCACTGAGGAAACTGCAAAATTGGATGATTTTTTAGCACGGATTGCAATCGCTGCAAATGGTCTTACATGGGAGGACTTTAAAAATGTCTGAGACTCTGAACACCTGCGAGTTTTACCCTTTGTACTCGCAAGTGCATGTGTGGGGACTGTCTGGGGAACACCCAGACAGTGTTCTCCACGGGCAGATCTGTTCACCCCTAGTCCCTTATTACCACGGTGACTCCACCGCGATGGGGTACTTAGTAAAACTTGATCAGCCCCTAGTGGTAACTCAAGAAGGTTCAACTGTGTCAGGTAGTATGCAGGTCGTTTTCCTGCACTATAGTTCGTGTGAGTATATTTCAGAGGGTGAAGCCCCTAGAACTGAGGAGGTTAATAATGGCTAATTTGTTACCCGTAGCTGAGGTGTTTACAAATGTTTCCGATATGGAAAGATTCGCCACTGCTGCTGTAAAATCAGGCATATATAAGGACATCAAAGATGTTGCTAGTGCCATGGTGCGTATCCAGGTTGGTCGTGAGTTGGGTCTAGGTGCTGCTGCTAGCCTAAAAGCTATCCAGTTGATTCAAGGTACACCAACCTTTAGTGCGAACTTTGTAGCTGCGTTAATTAAAAAAGCGCGACCAGGTTACAACTACCGCATCAAAGAACTAACCCAGTTAGCTTGTTCGGTGGACTTCTACGAGGATAGGGAGGTCGTGGGAAACCACAGCTTTACCATGGAAGATGCCAAGCGTGCAGGGTTGGAGAAGAAGGATGTATGGGTGAAGTACCCTAAGTCTATGCTTTTTGCACGATGCATCACAGCAGGTGCAAGGGTGTACTGTCCAGATCTTACTGCGTTCCCTTTTTACACCACCGAAGAGCTTGGTGGAGCTATCTCTAATGAGGATATTTTAGATGAAGAATCCCCAGCGGAGAAAACTTTTAGCGGAACATCAGATGTTAGTATTGAAGACCGCTATAAGCTTGTTCAACAGTGTGGCGATAAAGGTATCAAGATTAATAAGCTCTGTTCGCACCTGGGTATTATATCGATAGATTCTATCACCGAAGTTGAGTTTAGAAAAGCGTTACAATTTGTCAATTCTTCTAAAGGAGCTTAGTATGTCTAGTTTACTTCCAGTCGGTAGTTACATTGGTGAGATCGTTGGACACGATCTCACACAGTTTGGGGATAAAAAAACACCCGCAGTAGTCGTAGATGTGCGATTACATAGGGGCACTGACAATGACCGTCAGGCAGTGGAGTGCGATGGTGATATTAAGCGTGTGATTTATTGGCTGAGTGAGAAAGCTCTTCCCTACTCAGTGAAGTCATTAGCTGCTCTAGGTTACACATCAGATGACATTGATGGACTGTGTATGAACCAAGAAGGTGAATCTGGCCTAGTTGGTATTGAGGTCAAAATCAGTTGCAAACATGCAGAGGATCAAAAGGGTATTATGCGTGAAAGACTGGGTATGTTCCCAGTTGCACCTGCTGCGTCACCACTTGACAAAGCGAACATGCACACATTTGGACTGTTGTTCAGGAAAGAGCAACAAAAACTTCAAGAGGAAGCTAACAATGTATCTAATTCGATGGTTGCGGATGAGGATGAGGAAGATGAGCCGAAGCCTACGCCTAAAAAAGTAGCTGCTTCTGCTAAAACTCCTAAGGGTGGGAAGTCCTACCAGAGGTCACCTTACTAATGGATGATCGCACGGAAGCGTTCGCTGTTTTTACTGCTGCGTTCACATTGTGGGCGCAGCGTATTAAAAAAATTCAAGCCGACTCTCTAGAGGCCTATGCTGCTCTAGAGAAGGAGCTTGGAATGAACACCAAAAAATACGACAAGGCTAAATCAGATATATTCCTGGTGAATGCTGTAACCTACTGGTCGGCTATTGCCAGCATTAGTAGCAACTTATCACAAACAGCAGATCATCTAGCTCGGCAGTGCAATAAGCATTCGGGCTACCAAATAGATTTAGGGGAGATGTCAGATGTATTTGAACAGCAACGACAGTGGAACAAAAAACATCTCGGGGATTCTAGAAAAACTAGAACAGGTGACGAGCAGTGGAACTGAATGGAAGTCCCTCTGCCCTGCACATGAGGACAGATCCCCTAGCCTCTCTATTAGGCAATCGGGTAACCAGGTGTTGTTGCACTGCCATGCTGGGTGCAAGACATTGGAAATTGTTCACGCAATGGATCTAGATTTTAGAGATCTGTTTATTGAGGATGATGTGGACCTGTGGGGAGAGGTATATAAGGACCTGATACAAGGATCAAAACTGTCGCTTAGTGATAGTAACTTGCTTGTTGCAAGGGGGCTGAGTGAGGAGTGGGTTAACCTGGGCGGGTACCGTTCCTTAAATGACCCCACCACTAAGCGCAGTGTATTACAACTCCAAGAGAAACATGGGGATCTACTTGGTAGTGTGCCGGGGTTTGTTGCAAATAAGAGTGGTAAGTATCGGATTAAGGCCCAAACTGGAATACTGTTGCCAGTGGTTAGCCTAGAGGGTAAGGTATCAGGGTTCCAGATTAAGACGGGTGGAGATCCTAAATACCTTTGGTTCACTGGGGACACCCAGGCTAAGGTTAGTTGTCATGTACCATGGCAAGCTGTGGGTAGAGAGAAACTTAGGATCACTGAAGGTGTATTAAAGGCCGATATTGCGTGTTGTCTAGATGATGACACCACAACAATTGGAGTACCGGGCGTTACTAACTGGCAGTCAGCACTCCCGGTTACCCGGTCACTCCAATTAAAAGAAGTTTACATTGCGTTTGACATCGACTGGAAGACTAACCCCAATGTCAAAACAGCACTCACCGAACTATTCTACGCTTTAAAGAATGAGGGTATTACACCACTAATAGAGGTGTGGGACCCCGCGCATAAGGGCATTGATGATGCCCTTGCAGCGGGTTCACCAATATCAATATTGCGTTCCATACCTAGTGATGAATCCATTCCAAATGTAAGACCTGCGACTGAATATAAGCCCGTAAAAGTTGAGTGGATGTGGAGAGGTTGGCTCCCTAAGGGTATGCTAGTAGTGTTGGAGGGAGATCCTTCACTGGGTAAGTCAACACTGTGCGCTGATATAGCCATGAGGTTAACCACCTGCACACCGTTCCCAGGTGAATCGGATAAACCTGTTTGCGGTTCTGTGTTGTTCCTTAGTGCAGAAGATGACCCAGGTTCTATTACAGTACCTAGGATGAAAGCTGCTGGTGCCGATTTAAACAAGGTGTACTTCTGGGACCATTCCCCAACATTCCCCAAACAGATAGCTGAACTAGAGCGCATCATCGAGCAGCTAGGCATTGTGCTAGTGATACTTGACCCACTACTAGCCTTCCTAGATGACACGGTGGACAGTTACAAAGACCAGTCTATGAGACAGATGCTAACCCCATTAAAGAAGATGGCTGAGAGAACCAACTGTACGGTGTTGATGATTAGACATCTGACTAAGGGTAGTGCTCAAGTTTCCCAGATGTACAAGGGTGGTGGTAGCATCGCGGTGGTTGCTGCTGCTAGGGTGTGCCTCTACATGGTGCACGATGAGGACAGTGGTGATCGTGTATTAGGTCAGGTTAAGAACAACCTAGCCCCTAAGCAATCATCCTGGGCTTTTGAGTTTCTAGAAGGTGCTGATTGGCAAGACACTAAACTCCATTGGAAAGGCAGGTCAGAACTATGAGTGGAAAATTTAGCCGTGATAAGGGTATGCGTAGGGAACGAGAGTTTGTGCATCGCTACATGAAAATACCCGGTATATTCTGCCACCGTGTACCACTGAGCGGTGCTGATGCAAACTACAAGGGTGATCTAAAAATACAAGCTGGGGTGTACGAGTGGACGGGTGAAGTGAAATGCAGGTCCACTGGGTTTAAACAGATTTACGATTGGCTAGGACAGAACGACATCCTGCACATCCAGGCAGATAATAAAGATCCCATGGTCGTACTACCTTGGTGGTTGTGGTCATGCATTGTTGAGAAACTAGCTGGGGAGGCGTTCATTGAACAAACTATTACTAAAATATAAATGGAGGGGACAACCCGTTCCATGTGATGGTGCAATGGCGTTCGACACTGAAACCACGTTGATTGAGCCAGGTGTAACACCTGAACTAATCGTACTCACCTTTGCGACTAATCATGCTGCATACATTGTGTCCCCTGACCAGTTGCCTGAATGGGTGCAGATGGTAGCTGCTAGTGGTTGCCCCCTAGTGGCCCACAACTTTGCATTCGATTACCATGTGGTACATCATGCTTTGGACTTTGTAGAAGACATCCGTGTGTGGAAACAGATGGTAGAGGACAACCGTGTGTGGGACACCATGATTCTCGACTTCCTCATTAGACTGGCTAATGGAGAAGAGGATGGGCCATTAAGGCCATCCTCTCTACTAGACTTATGCAAACACTACTTGAACACAGACATCAGCAAAGCATTGCAGTGTGAGTGGTACCAATGGTACCAGAAACCACTAGAGGAAGTGCCTGATGAGTTCCTAGCCTATGCACTGCACGATGCTCGCGCAACTAGGGAACTCTACAACGAACTACACCCGGTGGCTAAACACTTAGCTAGCCATAATAACTGTGTCATTGAGGAGTTCGGGTATCTAACCCACCATACTCAAATCAAGGGTGCGATTGCACTAGCTGACTGTAGTAAGGTTGGTATTAAGGTAGACCAGAAAGCACAGCAAGAAGTTGGTGTTGAAATCAAACTACAGATACAAGATCGGGTTAACTGGCTAACTGAGCACTACCCTAGCCTGTTTAAGCGGGATGTGGTTAAGAAGCGCAAGGGTCAGTTAATTGTTAACCCTATAACAGGTGTACCTTCTATAGATTCAAAAGCACTGCGTGTTTACCTGTTGAGTGTAGCAGCAGAACTAAACTTACCAAACAAGTCTATTCCCATGACGGATAAATCACAGGAGATAACTACTAGTGGTGATTTCTGGAGTGAGCATAAGCATCCATTCATCCAGGCATGGCAGGACATGACTAACAAAGCTACCCTGTTAAACTTTGTGGACCAGATTAAGATTGGGTCAGTGAACCCTAAGTACCAGGCATTAGTTCGTACTGGGCGCACCTCATGCTCTAAGCCCAACCTACAGCAGATGCCTAAGGCTGAATGGTTTAGAAAGCTGTTTGTGCCTAGGGATGGCACCACCTTTGTGATAGCGGATTACAACGCTATTGAGCTTCGATGTCTAGCAGCAATATGCAAGTCTAGGTTCGGGTTTAGCCGACTAGCTGAAACCTTTGCAGAGGGTGTTGACCCACATGCGTACACAGCAGCTAGCTTGTTAAACATGGAGTTTAAAACCTTCATGGGGTTAAAATCTACTGAGCCTAAGAAGTTTGCAAAGTACCGACAGGCAGCTAAAGCAGTTAATTTTGGTGTGCCGGGTGGGTTGGGAGCTAAGGCACTCATGGCCTACTCTCTAGCCCAATACGGTGTAGAGATGACACTAGACCAGGCTAAAGAGTGGAAGAACAAGATGATCACAGAGATCTACCCAGAGTTGTCTTTGTACTTGGAGCAGCAAACACTCAACAATATGGCGTACAACCTTCAGTCCACACCTGGGGAAATCTGCAACAGTTTTGGTATTAAGGGTGCAGGTATATTTGCATTCTCTGCAATAGCTGATGTTGTTGCGGGGAAGAAGGAGAACTTTAAGGGTAAGGCCTACCAAAGCACCTTCAGAAGGTATGTGTGGGACTCATTAGACATTGTTAACAGGGACAACGGATTAGACTTCTTAATTCGATCTAGACGAGGTAGTCAGAACCTACGCAGAAGACTATTTGGTTCTACCGTAGTCACACTAACAGGTAGGGTGCGCGGTTCAGCAGAGTACACAGAATCATGCAACACACAGTTCCAGGGACTAGCTAGCGATGGTGCAAAACTAGCCTTGTATGAGGTATCACAAGTGTACCCAGTGGTTGCGTTCATACATGACGAGTTGGTGGTTGAAGTCCCTACCGAAGGGGCGGGACTTCATATGGATAGGGTGGTTAAAATGATGGAAACACAAATGGATCGTGTCCTATTTGGTATTGTTGGATCTAAAGTGGAAGCCCAATTATCTGCAACATGGAGTAAGGCATGACCCCTAAAGAACTAGATGTTATTAAAAACAACCCAAACGCATGGTGCCTACCTGATTCAGGTGCACGCCAAACATTCGCCAGTGGGAGTGTACGAGACACGCAGGAGAATAAGGGTAGATACGATTTACTTCCCTTCTGTGCACTAGAACGGATAGCAATCCACACCGAACACGGTGCGAAGAAGTATGGGGATAGAAACTGGGAGAAGGGACAACCTGTCTCCAGGTATATCAACAGTGCGATAAGGCACATCACAAAATATTGTATGGGACGCAAGGACGAAGATCATCTAGCAGCAGCGTGCTGGAACCTGATGTCAGCTATGTGGACGATGCAAGAAATAGAAAATAATAACCTGCCCGTTGAACTAGGAGAACACTATGAAAGACGACTTTACTGGGGACAACAATGCGGGGAAAAAGAACCGGATGTCGCCACACAAAATTGTAAAAAAGGAGAGACGCTTACAGGCAATCTCCATGCGTAAAAGAGGTCTAACTTATGCAGAAATAGGACGAGAAATGGGGGTTTCACGACAGGCTGCCTATAGCTATGTTGAACGCGAATTCACCTCCATGCTGAAGGAAGGAAACATAGTAGCGGAGAAAGCACTTAGCCTAACTCTTAGTAGATTTGATGAACTGTTAAAGGTGTACTATGAGGAGGCTGTTAAAGGAAATCGAGAATCTTTAAATTCTGCGCTTGCAATTATCGACAGGCAGGTTAAATTACTCGGAATAGAAGCCCCAAAACGGACCGAAGCAACGGTCACCTATCAGAATATGTCAGACCAAGAACTAGCACAACAGGCATCAATGTGGGGTATAACCTACACACCTGACCAGATAGAACTTAAGCCTGATGTCCCAGAACGGTAGTTTTATAGCCCGGTGTTTCTATACACTTACAGAAAGTATCGCTCATGCCTTGTTCAGTAATTAGTATGCCTGGCAAAATCACAACACTTGTTGTCGAACACACCTCAGGTGAAAACATAAAGACCGTCGATGTCAAATATACAGATGATGGTTGCACCATCGCGCTGTATAACACTGACACTAAAACATTAGAAGACAGTCTAACACTAGACCACACACAGATATCCATCGTGGTTGCGTGTCTCCAGGCAAATGGATTCAACTTTTAGATAACTTTGAATTAAATATTCAATAAAATACCCGCCCTAAAAGCGGGTATTTTTATTTAAATTATTATTCATTTTAAAATAGAAATCAATTTTAGATTTAACCTAGACTTTAGTCTACTTTGAAATATTATAAATATTATTACTTTGTAACTAAAATGGATTATTCATGCACGCTCCCCAAATTATCCCTGGCACTATTTATAATTCTAGAGTCAAAGGTGCAAAGATGTTACTGCGTGTCACCCAGATCAAACTAGCGGTGTTCCCTAGCCGTAAGGGCGTAGCATGGCGCACCGTGTACCACGCAAAAGACATCGACACTGGGAAACGATATAGGCTAAGAACCGCTGCACATTTTCTTGAGGAAATTATCCTAATTAATGGCAATAATCGCAGGGACCGAACGAATAACTAGTAGGAAAACCGACTAAAAGTGGCGAAAACCCACGAAGGCGGCCTAGACCCCCTAAAACACCTCGAAACCCCCATATTACCATAAATCGACCCTTTTTGGTGCATGTCCTAGGATGGGCCTAAATTGCATGATCTTAAAAAAACAGGCTAGGTATCAACCCGGTGCAAGATGTGCCCAAATTCGCATTTGAGATATTCCATATTGCACCCAGGTGGAGACATGGAAAGCTGCTGCGTTCATATCTCCAGTAGCCTTACATATAGTGTAGAGGGTTTCACAATGTGCAAAGATATATTTTGTTATTTATTTTTAAAAGGTATTGACTATGTCTATACACGATCCTATCTTTACATTGTGTAGAACGCAACAATGTTACAAAGGAGCAAAGTTATGAATCTTTTCGAGCAGTTTAAAAAGTTCGGGTTTACCATTACTACTGCGGATAAAATCCCAGTACCTGCACCCAGGGTGTACACCCTATCTATTAGGCAAGCTAATGCCCAGATGGACGCTTACTCAAAATTGCACGGATCGTATGATCCTGATGCGCCACTGACCTACCAAACGCCATGGTATGCACCAGGCCTAGTACCCACTTTGAATCTATCTAACACCAATATGTTTAGGAGCTAACATGAAAATTCTTATTGAAATCAATATCGACAATGCAGCATTTGAAATAGATCCGGTTGAAGAAATCACCCGGATACTGGCAACCCTGCCAGCTACCACCCTAGCTGCTGAAATCCAATTTAGCAGAGGACTAGCTGATGTTGACCAGGTGCGCAGGGAAACAGAACTACCCGCAGGGCCTCAACGCCTGTTTGGGTGCATGGATTTCAATGGCAACATGGTTGGTGGTGTTTACCTTCAGTACTAGTCTTTAAACCTTTTAGGAGTTATGACAATGAAAGTATCAATGAGCAACCATACAGGCATTAGCTGTCGTTTCATGTCCCCCACCGACAGCAAGGGCACCAGGATAAAAGTTTTTAAATCTGGGGATGTTCACACCTTTAATATTGAACATTGGGATTATGAACTTGGAACCGCAGAAAACTACGAACAGGCAGCAAAAAACTTTGCAACTAACATGGGTTGGGGTGGTACCATGGTTGGTGCGTTTGTAGAGACAGGCGCAGTGTTTATATTCACTCATTTTAAGGATATGTTAAATGCAACCAAATAAACCTACACCTATGCAAACATTCAGGTTAACCCCCCAGGATGATGCACAAATAGAACAGATACAAAAAGAATACGGACTAACAACCAAAGTAGCTGCGATTAGATACAGTCTAAACGCAGTAGTTAAAATAATAAATAAATCTACCAAGAAGGCTTGACTATGTATAGTCACTGACTATACTAATAGTGTGTTGATTAAAAACTTTTTATGGAGTGCTGACAATGACTATTGAACAGATGCAAGCTGAAGGTATTGCCCTCACCAGTGCGCTTTGCGCTGAGCAACTAAGGATGGAAGAAATCTATATACAACAGCGCATCAACCTGCGTTTGGTGTACGAAGCTAAGATGCAAGCTATTTTCAATGTACGGACTGCCTTTATTTTAGGAGTCAAGTAATGACTATTGCAGAATTCAGGGAGCGCAGGTTGCAGCTAATTGCAACCTGCCAGGAAAAAAACATTGCCAACAAGAAAAGGTTTGAACAAAATAACCTGGCTATAAGGAAGCATTTTAAGTTGGGTATGGATATTTTAGAATGTGAACGACTTTTACAAGAATTACCTATTAGGAGTGCATAACATGAAGATTACTTATATTAAGGGCATCGATGCTGATGGGCCTTATGGATATTGCAAGGGCGTTAACATCCACTGGATATCTCAGGAAGGCAGGTTAGATTTCTACCTGGAGGAGGATGATGCCTACCAAGGTATCTTACCTGATGAATGTGAGTTAGAATCTGCAATACGGGATTGGATCGAGGTGGAACAACAGGCACCCAATAGCCACTGGATTAGGATGTTGCGTGCTGGGTGCATTATACCTGCACCACAGCTAAAGATAAGCTATATTTGTGGGAATGATAGGCGTGGGCCTTATGGTATGTGCCATGGCAGGTTTATCACCTGGAGGATGTCCAAAGCAGGTAAACTTGGTTTTGATTTGTATGAGGCTATTGCATCAACAGAACCTGAACCAGATGAACACGACCTACGGTGCCAGGTTAATGCGTGGATGAGGGAGCAAGAGCAGCTATCAGATAGAGGGTTGCTCCCAGCTATTGAAAGTATGATTTTGTGTAGTTCTAACAATTAATAGGAGTGCTGAACATGGACAAGATTAAATCCTGCGGGCATCGTGCGTGGACTTATGTAAGGGTTGTTGAAATCAACTCTCAGGGTGTGCGGTTAGAATGGTGCAAAACCTGCCACCTGAACAGGCGGAAGGTGGTATACGATCTCAACCGTAGAGCGTACCCAAAAGCCTACACCTACTCAAAACCAGAAGAATTAGTTTGACACCATCCAACTCTTTAATTATACTAGTTAATAAGAAAGAACCCTCTGAGCATCAAGCGAAGGGGGTTCTTTCTTTAGTTATATACCATAGACTAGAATAGATATTAAAAAGAAAAGCCCAGCAGCATCAAGCTGCCTGGGCTTCTCTATTAACCACTAGTCAATTAACCTGCGTAGCAAAGATCATTCAAAACCTTTTTAGTAAATCGCAATGTGCCCCGCTCCATTGAACCTGAATCAACTATTGTGCCATCGCCACATTCAATAACCCACTTCAATAAATCACCCCTATGATGATTGATGTTAGCTATAAAAGCATACATCTTCAGCTTATTTAGTTGCCAATCGCACTGGTAGTCTGTACCATCATTAAAGATACAGTTTATCCGGTATGTATCCTTTTTGCCATCTCGTTTCATGTTTCGCACTCCGTTACTAGTTACAGTTATCAACACTGAAACAATGTAGCATAATTTATTGGGTCACACAATGCAGGTAGATAAAAGAAAAGAAATGATTCAACGCCTGGCTAATGCACATGCAATCGCAGAGGTTGCAAGTGCACGATCAATCAAGGGTTATTTAGATTCTGTGGTAATAGATTCACGCCCTGAACCTAGACGGTTCAAAGACATCGCACATGCATGGCAATGGAAACGCTTAGACTACATGACACCGCCAATAGAAGCTTTATGCGGTTTAAGGCCTGAATATCATGGGCCACGCAACACATGGGAAACCCTGCCTAGGGGACATGATAAAACAACTGGGCTTGCAAGATTGTGTAATTGGGTTCTAGCCTTCTCACGCAAACCTGTAGAAATTGTAGCAGCAGCAGCGGATTTCGATCAAGCTGCGCTGCTGGTAGAATCAATGAGCGCAGAAGCTCGACTAAATCCATGGCTAGCTAAAAGAATTACCTATGGTGCAAAGCGCATAAAAGGCCCTGGTGGAATCTTAAAAATATTAACTGCGGACAGTGCAACAAGCTTTGGGCTTAGGTGTGATCTAGTCGTTTGCGATGAGGTAACACATTGGAAAAAACGCGATCTGTGGGACACGCTTTGGAGTGGTAGACAGAAACGCCCTGGAGCAGTATTTGTTGTGATTACAAATGCAGGTACATTGGGAAGCTGGCAACATGAGATCATAGAAACAGTTAAAGAAGATCCTACATGGACGGTATATGAAGCACCCGGTCAACTCACTAGCTGGATGGATCAAGAAGCCATTCAAAGAGATCGTGCACTGCTACCCAATGGTGTTGCTAGGCGTGTAATAGATAATGTGTGGATTGATCCTTCAGAAGAATCAGGATATCTCACTAGGAGTGATATTGCAATCGGTTCAACACTGGGGCAAGAACTAAACCTGCAATACACGACATCCGGTCTGCATGGCATAGAGTATGTAGCCAGTGTTGATTATGGTGCTCGAAAAGACCGTACAGTTATGTCTGTAATGCATCGCAATGCTGACGGTATTTATGTGCTTGACAGAATGGACATTATCCAGGGTACACCTGATCGACCTGTAAGTATAGCAAGTGTTGAAGACTGGTTAGAATCAGTAATAAACAACTACAATAACCCACTAATAGTTGTCGACCCATGGCAGATGGAGGGCACCGTCCAGAAGTTTGAAAATAGATCTAGGGTTGAAAGATTTGATGGTAGATCAGGTAAAAAAAACTATGAGATGGCAGAGCTATTACGATCATTATTAGTGAATAGATTGTTAGCCTGGTATCAGAATCCTGCGCCTCTAGTTGTTGGCAAAAAGCGTGAATGTTTACCAGATGAATTGGCTGCCCTCATAATTAAGACAAGCGGGAGTGCATATAGGTTTGATCATACATATCTGCTGCATGATGATCGCACGGTGTCAATGGGAATGTGCTTGGTAACATTAGCCGGACAAAGTATATCTCCAATATGGGTGAAGCCAACTGAGCTAATTAAGACAGAGCTTGTAGACTACTCAATTCGTAAAACTAATTTTAATGGCATGTTTGGCCTGGACTTAAAACAATCTGTACCAGTGCGCAAGATATTCGGGTGATGCAATTGCGGATATAACTAGTCTTTATATATATTATTATGCACCAAAGCCTATGTTTATAGGTGTTTGGTGATATCCCCGCACATTAGAGACTAACTTAGGTGTAATATATTTATTATTATTTGTAGCTATATTGCACCTAACTTTATCTTTAATTATTTATATGTAAATACATCTATTAGCACCCTGCTAAGTAGACTATTATTTTATTTACTATCCTATTAGAGATAGATCTAGTATTAATATACGAGTACGGCGAAATGTGACGAAAAGTGACGAAAACTGACTAGGGGGGAACCGAAGGGGGGTACCTAGAATTTACAAAAATTAAAATTAGACCCATCTACTTATTTCCATCTTATAAAAATTGGAAAAATTGGCAAGCCTACTTATTTGGTTTTCTGCTATTTGCATGTAGATCTAGTATATATTTGTACAGCACTAGTGCATCTTGTAGTTGTATAAATGGTTTAGAAGTCCTGAACGCAGTTTCAATGCGTTCTAGGACTTCCATTAGCTTATCGTCCATGTTAGTCCTTTAGGTTGTTGATTCTTTCACCAATCCACTTCATAACAGGAACAGCCATTGAGTTACCTAAGGCTTTATATCTAGGCCCATCTGGACAATCAGCAGTTAGCTTCTTACGCCATGCAATAGCTGTGTAACCGTCAGGGAAACCTTGTAGTCGTTCACACTCAGTAGGGGTTAATCGGCGCACTGCTGTTGATTGCATAGCAACTATTCCCCCACGCTGCCCTTTGTTGCAATTTAGAGTTCCAGCATGGTTGATACAAGTTTCAGAATTAGTGTTATCCCCAGCGCGCCATACTGTAGTGCACTCTTTAATATCTCTGGTAGTTGTTTTCCCCGTGTATCTGCTCGGCGCAGGATTCCTTTGCACGCTTTGGGACTCAAATAATACCTTTGATGCACTTGTTCTGTCTCCAAGACATCCGACAACAAACACACGCTTACGGCGTTGGGCCAGTCCGAACCATTGAGCGTCCAACACTCTGTACGCCCACCCATACCCCATGTTCCCCAACGATGTGATAAAGGTAGAAAAATCTCTTCCTCCGTTAGAGGACAACACACCGGGGACATTTTCCCAGATAGTCCACTTAGGCCTTCTACTTTCAAGGATTCTAAGGTAGGTAAGCATGATGTTACCTCTAGGGTCTTCGAGTCCTTTTCTAAGTCCTGCGATGGAGAAAGATTGGCAAGGTGTGCCTCCGACCAAAAGGTCGATTGGTGGTAAATCCCATTTTGCGTGCTCATTGATATCTCCGTAGTTAGTTACTGTTGGGTAGTGGTGTTTTAAAACTGCACATGGGAACGGTTCTATCTCGGAAAAACCAGCGGGTTGCCACCCTAGGTTTTCCCAAGCGCAGGTTGCTGCTTCAATCCCACTGCAAACTGATAAATACTTCATGTATATCCCTATAAAAGGCAAAGAGGATATACATTGTATCAGTAATTACATGTTGAAAACAAGCACAATCGTAAAATAGTCTTGACTATATTGTTACTACTGTTATCCTTAATAGGTGGTTATTGTACCCTTCCGGTTTAGGTATACCTAGAGATAACCCCTACTTAAAAGGTGGGGGTTCACATTATGGCTAAAGAGGATGTAATCCCAGACCCGTTCGCACAAATACCCCAAGAAAAAGGGTATGACTTCCCAGAAGCACCTATTAAAGAAGGTCGTGTTCCTGGTGATGGTGGACAACCTCTACCACACTTTATGACATTTAGCCAGGTGGTTAACTGGGCATCTAGAACCTACAGATACACCTTTGATGAAGCACTGCGCCATAGTGCTAAAAACACATTAGCCATGCGTAGGGACCCAGTAATTATGGAGTCCATCAGGTCTAGACAGATGCCTACTGCACAACTCTCATGGCATTTAGACGCATCCAATCCAGAAGACACTGCACAAACAGAAGCTGCTAAAGAACTAACCGACATACTCAAGGCCACACCTAGATGGCAGCAAATGCTTATGCACCTGCTAGAAGCCATGTTCTATGGCAGGTACGCAGTGCAATTAAACTACGAGTGGGACTACTCCACAGCAAAACGCAGAATGTTGATTAAGGATTTCAAGCCTGTGAACGGGGACAAACTAGTCTTCAGGTATTCGGGCCAGGCTGGAATCCTAGTGCACGCCACCTTTGATGGTAGTTGGGCTATTACAGATCGTGGTAGAGCGCACTTCTTTGATCCTGCTGAACGGGAACAAATAGTCATCCACAAACATGAACCAGAAGATGCTGACTTCTATGAGGGTGAGCTAGCTGGTGGCATTCATGGTGTGGGTATACGCAGTAAAATTTATTGGTTGTGGTATCTAAGGTCACAAGTTTTGACCTTTCTCATGGACTACCTTGAGCGCATTGGTGCAGGTGGTTTGACAGTGTACTACTTCGAAGCTGGGAATCCACAGTCCCTAGCAGAAGTTAAACAGTGCGCTGAAGAACAGATGCGAAACAACACCATCCTATTCCCTAGATACAGAGATAACTCTACTGCGGGTCCAGGGATCGAAAGAATCGACCCTTCTCCCGCAGGAGCACAACTACTATACGACCTAATCACTGCGTACTTTGACCAGCAGATTAGACGGTTTATACATGGTGCTGACGACAATGACATGACTAGTGGTGAGGCAGATACACTAGGCGATACGCACTCCAGAATGGTGCGCTACGATGCGAACAACCTAGCCGAAACCATTACACACGAAATAGTATCTGTGTTGCAGAAGTACAACTTCCCTGGAATGCCCCAGATGAAGTTTGTGTTCGACATAGACAAGCCTAATGCCAAGGACACACTAGAGGCAGCACAAGCCTTCTACAACATGGGTGGGACATTAGACGAGGATGAACTTAGGGCTATTCTAGGCTTGAGCCGACCACAACCCGGTCACGCGATATTAGCACAAAATATGCCACTAAACCCATCCACAATGGGTAGCCAGCCTACAGGGGTGCCCCAACAGGGACAACCTGGGCCTATGCCTGAACAAGGTGCAGAAACGGCTCAACCTCCAATGGATGGGGCACAAGGAGCGGGGGCTTAATGCCCCCTGCCCTTGTGTGAAATATTAATACTGCGTGTTCTATTTACAACCTTAGGAGTTTTGCAATGGAAGAATCTAAGAAGGACAAGTACAAAAAGTTTCAAACTAAAAAAGACACAAAGGTGACTAAAAAAACAGATGCTCCTGAAATAGGGGATACCGTAAAAGATCAAGTGCGAAGAACCACAAACAAAAACTCGCAAGCCCGTGCTAGAAATGATTACAAAGCCATGACTGGAAAAGGTAGGCCCGATAACCAGTCACAAAGAGCGTTTGGACCTAAATCCACTGCGCCAAAATATAAAGCAGAGGCTGGTAGTGGTTCAATCCCATCAGGTACTAACACCAATTTACCCAACTGGGGTAAGCGTAAAGACGGTTCATCAGGCCCCTGCTAATTAAGGTGCATTACCATGCCTATTGACTCACTCAACCCAAAATTAAATAAAACCCTACCACCTACGAAATTAGGTGGGGGTCCTACTATTAAACCCACTGAGAAGGCCCCACTAATACCCCTCCCATGGGACCCTAATTCAAACAGGATGGAGCGTAGGCCAGATGGTTCTTACGCAATAGGTCCTACAAAACTAAGGAAAAAATAATGCCACCAAGAGAAAATGGTTTAGGAACTCCCGGTGAATCTGCGTCAAATGCACAACAATTGCAGAATGTTAGACAGCGTGGTGCAAATGCTGCGGGTCAGCAGATCTACAATAACCCTACCACACCAGCGGGTATGGATGCACAACACAAGTGGAACCAGAACAACCCTATTCCGCAACAGAGTACTGACACAGTTTACGGAGGCGTGAACTACGGTAATAAGCTACAGAAGGATACTGAGGTAGCTGTTGATCAAGAACAGATTGGCCGAGGTGGACCCGGTACTGGCAGTGCAATGATACGAGCGGGTCTACTTGATGCTAACGGGTATAAACCTAACACTCCAGGTGTTAACAGTAGGGACACTAGATCTGAATCTACTCAACACTCACAACACAATAGTGTGATGGCCGATATCAAACGCGAACAGTCTAGCGGTGGTATCCAGAACTCCCGTGTTAACACCATCAACCCTTCTAGATCTGTTGACATCAGTGGTGATAGAAGGAGAGAAGAGGCTAAGAACGGTTGGGAAAAGGGTTCCATGGATCAAGGTGGTGCAAACTACGCTGCTAATGGACAACGATCCGCACAACTAGTGAAACAGAACGGACCTACTGGGGTTCCACAAGCACCACTTGCAGCACCAACACCTGCACCTGTTGCAAAGACAACGCCTCCCCCTGTACCACAAGGTGGAACATTTGCACCGGGTCAGTGGAACGGTACTCCAGGCTCAGGTGATCCCTTCCTTGCAAAAATGCGGGAGCAAGGTGTAATACGCCCTGACGGATCTCTAAACAACCAAGCTCCTGCAAAAGTTGCACCAACTGGGAGCGGTCTATCCCCAGAGCAGAACACGGCTATGACAACTTTTCAAACTCAGAACAATGCACGCATGAAGGCTGAAGGTTCTACTAGACCACCAGACGATTACACCAAGCTAGGTGCGGGTGAGCAGAAGTATGTGCACGACTTCAACCTGGAGCGTGGAAACATCCCAAGACCTGTTCGACCACCTACTGGGCAGGTACCTAACCCTAGGAACCCCAATAAGGACATGAATGACCGTCCTATGCTGCCTAAACAGACGGGTATTGTTCCACCTGTACCACCTAAGGCAGTAGTACCACAACAACCACCAGTACCACAAAAACCACCTGCACCAAAACCAACTGGAAAGACTTACCAGAACCTAGTGGTTCCAGAAAACCCAGAGGTGCCTAGCAAACCACAAATACCCAGTAAACCACAAGTCCCTGCTCCAATTGGGGGTCCTGTAGGTGACACAAGTTTTGGTGGATTCGGTTCGGGTAGAGCAAAACCTGCGCCTAAGATAGGTGTAAACAAGATGCCCCCCATCAGTAAGTCTAATCCCATTGCAGATACTATTAAGGCCTCTAATAACCCCGTTCCTGTCGTAGATACCCCTAAACCGACACAACAGGCACCTGCACAAAGAAAGCCCCTATTTCCACGACTACGAGGGCGTAGATAAGATGCCCAATATTCAAAGATATTTAAAGGGTGTAATAACCTTCAATAAGCTAGCAAACTTTCCGCGTCCGCTCAAGTTTGCAGCTAAGACACTAGCTGTGCCTAAGGTGGATACACCTAAGTTAGGTACACCTAAGGATAAAACTAAACCCCTAGAAAAAAAGAAACCTCTAGGTGACCATGAGGGTAACCTTCGTGCAGGTTGGTTAAGGGGGAATATTGCACACGCACTAACCGACCCTAAACATGTAGGGGTTAACGGTAAGCGTTTGGGTAAAGAGGAACGGGCCTACATCATGGAACAGGGGGATAGAAGGTTAGCCCAGATTCCAAAGAGCACTAAGGCTAACTCACCTAAAAAAGAGAAAAGGTTTTTCAAAGACATTATAAAGCCAGGTGCTGAGAGAAGCGCACAAGAAAAAGATGTAATAGACCAACTCACCCAAGAGTACGCGTTCTCCCCTGCTGCTATTAGGAAGGGTTACTCCCAACATATACCTTCAAGCGTAGTGCCTAGCCTTCCTAGGGTAAATGATATACCTGGCAATAAGGGACTTCTCAACGGGGAACAAAAAACCTTTGGACAGTCCCCTGAGGACTTTGTCAAAGGGGATAGCGGTTACTATGTAGGTGCGGGATTGTTCACCCTCAACGGTAAACAATACTTGTCTGGACAAAATGTTCCACAAAAAGAACTAGACCTATGGCGCAAACAAGATCCTAATGGGTTTAGAAGAGCCACCACACTGGGTGACAACATACCTGGCACATTGCACCAAGATAAAAAATCTGCAATGGAGTACGCCAACTCTAAAATAAAGAACACGCCTAAAGGACCTAGTAAGGCAGCACGAATACATGCAATAGATGCAGAAGCAAACCTAGCCCACCCGCTTGCAGAACGCAGAACACCCCAAACTTACCCCCCCAACTTTGAAGAGCAACTACAGGATGTTGGGGGAGACTTAAAAACTGGGATTACCCGACAACAGTTAGCACAGGTTCTACCTGAGGACCACATTGCACACAAGATCTTCAGCAATGATGACATGAAGGTGACTCACAACGCCCTAGTGAATGGACTAGCTGCGTATAACAGTACCCTAAGCAACAACACCATGGCAGGTGCTTCTGCAATTGGGGTTAGCAAAAAGAAATGGTACACCGATTCAGCCAAGTTGTTCCACGGTATGTTTGGTTTACATGAAAACCGACAAGGCCCCGACCATGAGGAAAACAACCCTACAGCAATTACAAATAAAGTTAAAGAAGCTTACACTAGGTGGGAGAAACACCCAACCCCTAAAAACATGACACCCTTCCTTAGGAATGGTTTAGACAGTGCTAGGTTCTGTGCGGTACTTGCAGCAACCTCCCCAGGCATCTCAGTGAAGTCTAATATGGTCATTGCGTTACATATATGGGACGCGTGGGAAGAGTACAAAGAGAAAGAACCTAAAGCTGACCATAAGGACTATGCTGCACTTATAAAATGGGTGGAGAAGAATAAAACAGCACCTTTGCTACTGTCCTCCAATGACGAAGATGGTATGGACGATGACGGGAATATGAAAAAGCCACTAGCCAAGTGGATGGCGTTAAAAGACCCTGATAGAAAACAGAAGGAACTCCTAGACCCTGAACTAAAAAAGGACAAAGAGTCTGTGTACGGTGCTTCCATTCTTAGTGCACTCACGGGGGATGATAAAAAGGTACTGGGCTTAAGCACTCCATTATTTGAAGGTGGACCTAAAATAGAGAACTTCCGACTAGCGTGCTTTGGTGTAATGGACAAAGGTGTGTTAGATGTGTGGGAGTCGTACCGACACGGAGTTAACCAAGGTAGGTTTAGTCAAAAATGGAATGAAAAAGATAACACCCTGCTAATGGATGCAGATTATAAATTCATTGCTGCGGGGTTTGAAGAACAAGCAGCAATCCTAAATAAGATACAAGTAAACGAACAACACCCAGCTTCGGGCTATTACAACACCCCTGAAAAGAAAAACAACTGGGAAGCAGCAGATATACAAGCCTCAGGTTGGAGTGGCCTAAAGGGAATAACAGAATACGCAGCATTCAAAGGTATGACCATGATGGGAGCACTCACCACTATGACTGTGGGAGACATGGACAAGGTTGAAGAATTTTCAAACATAGGTAAGGAGATTTTACATGGCACTACCGACCAAGATCAAGAGCTTGCCAGCTTTATGGCAAAAACCCAATCCAGACACGGAAATTCACCGAATGCTTCTAAGGCTAGCAGCACGCAGAGTCGTGCACATAAGAGCCTTAAAGAACTCATCGAAGGAATAAAACGGGGTGGGGTTAGTCCAGAAACTAGGATCTATGACCTAATCCCCAAACAACTACGCAAACACGCTGAAACCTTTGTAAACCTTATGGCGGTTAACCATGGTTCAGGTACTGGCAAACCCTTTATGCAAAGTGCAGCAGGTGTTTTAGGTGAGAAGGTGCAACAACGCAAGGTTGGGAAACTACTCAAGTTCGCACAGTTCACCCCCACCCCCAATGGTATGACGGGAACACCCGCAGCTACCAGAACCAACAAGCCCTTTGCTAACTCCATCGCACGCTCTCCCGGTGGCAAGAACCTAGCCCAGGGCGCACTAGGCAACCAAATCAACTCCAAGGCTGGTGTGGAGACTAGTGCTCAGAATGCGATCCATGATGGTCCAGTTGGGTCAGAAGAATCCATCGTGCACATGGCCCCTATTGGGACACTTGCACAAAAGCTGAAGTACTTAGCAGCATGGCACGGTATCTCAGGACAGAAGAAATCCATGCTAGTCTTTACACCAAACCCTAACGGTCCAGACGCAATGTACCACATCGAGCACCCTAACACCGATGTCGGTGCGGTTAAAGAACAGTTCGACCTAGCGGGTATAAACTACAAGACAATAATGCCTGGAGCGAAGTCCACCAAGGTGATGGTGTTCGATCCAAACAGGGAGAAGCGAAACATCGTTTCCCAATTTGCTACATTAAATAACTTAAATGTAGAAGAAAATTCTGGACAAGGTGAAATTGTCGGGCATAATGGAGATTGGAACAGTGCAGGTGCACTTCCAAAGTCCAGACAAGCTTACCAAAATATAATAGGTGAATATGAAAATGCACAGATGGGTGGTCAACCCCAACCCCAAGCCAATAATAATGCCGTACCAGCCGGTAATCAAAGCGCAGGGAAAGCCCAGCAACTCTCCCGCAAAACCACAACCAAAGCCAAAATAAAATTTGACCGTAGTCGAAGAATCCTTGAGGGATTCTTACGACAACACAACACACCTAACAAGGAACTACCACCCGTTGGGGACTTACTGCAACAAGACCTAAGTAACATAAAGCCGGAACATTTATCTAAATACCAACAATTAGTACCAAATGCAAAGTGGGAAGACATAGAGGGCGCAGTTAACAGCCTAAGTAATGACCCTAGCCTCTATGACGATATGACGAGTGAATCTAACCGAAGAGAAATGTACTGCAAGGAGCACGCTAGGACCGTACTCCAGAGCAGTGGGCTAAAGAAGCTAATAGACAGTTTGCAAGTGCAACAGTTGATACCAGAACATGCTCAACACCTGATCGAAGATGCTAAGGATGGGGATTACTTCTCCCTAGAAGCAATCAGTGCAGAACTAAAACATGCAGTACCTTCACTGCGCGCCTTCTCAAAGGCAGCAGAGAAGGAGTACAACAAAGCAGGAAAGGTTTGGGACAAAATGAGAACACCACAACCACAGAAGTTTGCTAAGAAGTCCGCACACGCTAAGGACCAATACCGTGCAGGTAAACACGGTGTGAACTTCAGGGGAGCGCAGTACAACGGGGGACAGTTTGCACCTAAGGACGATGGTGTAAAACGCTTCGAAAAAGACTCCAACCTAACACATATGATTAAAAAACTGCGAGGAGTTTAATGGAAGACAATGAGATGATTGTAAAACACCATGTACCAATTCTGGACGAGCATGAGCTTAAGGATGGTAAGGGGAATGTGGTGATTAGGCTCGACCAGAAGAAGCTATCTGAGATAGTTCGTGTCAACAATAAGCGCATGGGTAGTACTGGTGATGAGATACCACTCGTCATAGGTCACACCAAGGACGATGCTAGTGAGGATGATCAGCCTGAGATAGTTGGTTACGCAACCAACCTAAAGGTGGAACCCTTCTTCAAGACTGGTAGAAAGTGCATCACAGCAACTTTCAAGTTCTTCAAACATGCTGCTGATAAGGTTCGAGGTTTCCCAAGGAGATCCATTGAACTGTGGTTATCGGATTACAAAATAGACCCGATTAGTTTGCTCGGTGCAACTACTCCAGAACGAGACTTAGGCCTACTCCGCTTATCTAAGGGCGGGGTTAAAAAATATCAAAGGACTATAGGAATGAATGATCAACAAGGAATTATTGAAGGCGTTTTAGCAGGACTCCAACAAACGGATGTTTGGCAATTTCTTACCCAACTCTCTCAACAGGGTGGTGCAGAAGGTGCACCTGAAGAAGGTGGTATGCCTCCTGAAGGAATGCCCGGTGAACAACCTCCTATGCCTGAGCAAGGCATGGAAGACCCTAGCATGGGTGGTGAACAACCTCCAATGCCTGAAGAGGGTGGTGAAGAACCTATGCCAGAAGAATCCACCGAAGAAGAAGAACCTATCAGACAATCCCGTAGTGGAAAGTATGACAGGATTAAACTCTCCAGGGTGGAACAGGAAAACCAACTCCTTCAAAAGGAGATCCGTACTATCAAAATTAAGTTCCAGCGTGCAGAACGCGAAAAGGACCTAATTGAGTTGGAAGCAGAAGGGTATATGTTGGATCGTGGTGAAGAGCTTGCACTTGTGCAATCACTCCCAGAAACAACCTACCGTTCCCATCTCCAGATTATTCGTAAGCGTTACCAGCGTGCACCACTCGGTGCAAGAAGCTCATACTATCAAGAATCCCGTTCAGGTGGACCTCGTGGGCGAACCAAGGACGAAGTGGCAAGTGCTATTGAATACGCAACTGCTAATGGCATTTCATACCAAGAAGCACTCGGTAAAATGAATGCCGAAAAAGTACTTTAACTAGGAGATTAATTCATGCCTTTGTACAATCCAGCTTTTATTGCAGGTGGAGATATTTTCCCTGCGCGTTTCGTGCGAATCACAGGCGAGTTCACTATTTCACAGTGTTCCGCTTCCACCCAGTCCATCATCGGTGTGTCCCAAGAAGGCACATTTGCACCACCTAACCTTGCAACCCTGTTGGGTGGCACGGAGAGTGGTGTAGCAGCTAGTGTGGGCAAAACACTTAAGGTGTTTGGCCTAGGCGATGTTTGCATGATCGTAGCAGGTACTGGTGGTGTTACCGCAGGTACTAAGGTTAAGTCCGATGCTGATGGCAAAGCTATCAACATTGGGGTTACTGCTGGTACTTACAATGTAGGTGGTACCGCACTCAACACCGTTAATGCAGGTGAAAAGGTTCTTATCCAAGTCAACCCACATGTTGTGGTTGTTGCTTAACAAATTAACTAATTAAGGATAAACATCATGGCAGATTTCGTATCGGGTAATGCCCAGTTTCCATCAGGAACAAACACATATATCCCAAGCTTTGACGCTACTGGTCAACTTGTGGTATCGTTCAGTCGCAATCCTAAAGACTTTGCGTTGAACAAGTATATCACCATCACCCCTGTTAAAAAGTCTTCAGGCTACTACCTGAAACTTAATGCAGAACAAGCTGGTCGTGTTGCTTACAGTGATCTTAAAGATCATGTATGGCATGACGGTAATGATGCTCCACACGGGGAGTGGAATAATGAAAAGTTTGAGTGGCTGAACTTCAATACCCAACGGTATGTGTTCCCATTCAGGCTGGGCTATAAAGCAGTTGATCAGGCTGATTGGAAGATCGTAGCTTCCTACAGCGCAATCAATGCTCAACAGGCTATGACAGCGCGAGTTGTTAAAGTCTGGGATAAATTGCAGGGCGCAGTTGGTTCAGGTATCAATGATATCTCCACCATTAGCTGTATTGCTGCTTCTAACGCCTACACAGGTGGTACCGCTCTAATAGGTGGTGACTCCGGTGACACTAACCAAGGCACATCTAAAGGGCCTGTTATCAAACAGGCACTCAATGCAGTGGCTAGAAAGATCAACAAGGACACCCTGGGTGCTTGTGGTCCTAAAGAAATGTGCATGATCATCAACCCAACCGTTGCTGATGCACTTAGCCGTTCCAAAGAACTCCACACCTACCTGAAAGAGTCCCCAGTGGCACTTGCTCAGATCCGTGGAGACTCCGACAGCATGAATGGTAAATATGGTTTACCTGACAAGTTGTACGGTTATGACATCATCATCGAAGATGTTGTAAAAGTATCCAACAAGAAGGGTGCTACCAGAGCAACCGACTATGTGTTGGGCGACAACGAGGCATGGATTCTTGCACGACCAGGTGATCTAGTTGGGTTTGAAGGTTCGCCTTCATTCTCCACCGTGCACCTGTTCGCATACGAAGAAATGACTGTTGAACAGAAGGACGATCCAGACAACAGGCGCATCAATGCTCGTATCGTAGAAGACTACGGTATTGAAGTTGTTGCACCTATCACTGCGTTCAAGTTCACCAATGTGGTGTCGTAATGGCACACGCAACGGTGCTTGATTTACTGGCTAGGTATGACCTCCGTAGAATTGGGGATCTAGTGCTAGACACTGATCAACGGGCTACGGAGGCCGAACTAACTGGAAATGGTTTAGCGGGGGTGGTCGTACAGACCGCCCTTTCTGACGCTTCGGGTATGATCAATTGTGCAATCCTTGCAGGTGAGAGATATCTACTTGCCGACCTACGAGACATGGCACCAGACTCTAAGGCCTACCTCAACAGAATTTGTTGTGACATAGCGTACGGGCTACTGATATCACGCAGAGGGTACGGTGGTGCTGACTTAGACGCAATGACATCTAGGGCAAAAGAATCAGAAGCTGCGCTAGAGCAGTTTAGAAACGGTGATCGTGTTTTTGACATTGAGAAAAATGAACAGGCTTTACTTCCACAACAAGCGCAGGTTAGCCGAAAGATATCACTGTTCTCCAACGAACTAGACAGATACTTCGGTATGCGCCAGTCAACAGCGAACGAACTATTTAACCCAAGGAGTTAACATGGCACAGATACTAACAACGGGACCAGCCCATATTTTCATTGGTAGGATTGAACCCGATTTACTAGCTTCCTTAGATTCTTTGGAGTACTTGGGAACATGTCAAAAAAGTCCTGAGATCTCTATTGAAACACTAAAGGAGGATGTGCTTAATGATATCGGTGGTGATACCCCGATATCCTTCGCGCACCAAGGTCAGATAGGTTCTATCAAAACAATGCTCAACAGATATGATGAGTCGGTATATGCAAAGATTGCAGTAGGTTTGTACGGTAGTGGTTTAAACCGTGGTGAAATCACCCGTGGGCAGATGGGAGCACTTGCACAGGGTATGCAGTTCGACTTTGATGTCTTGTTCTACTTCCCCTTCCACCAAGGATTCGTAGCGTCTAGTACGGCACCAACTAGCACAACCTCCCACCCAGAAGGTATTCACTTTAACTCTGTGGTACCTGTTAAGGAAAACCTTTCAGAGATGGGAACAAGGGCGCGTACCTTGGAAATTGAGTTCAAGTGTATCCCCAAAATGTACATGAGTACCACTAATGCGGACTCTAATGGAACATTGGGGCCAATAGCTATCCGTGAGTTTGAATTGTACAAACATATCAAGGTCGTATCCTCCATCCTTAAAGCAAAGGTGAACTAACTATGCCAGCTAAAATTCATGTAACAGGACCAGCGCATGTGTATGTTGGGCACAAACTCAGTCTACCCGCAGAAGGCCTCTACCTAGGCACCTGTGAGAAGTCTCCAGACTTTGAAACAGAGTTTAAGTGGGGTGACATTAACAACGACATTGCAGGTAGTGCACCCATAGACCTAATCTTCAAGGGTATGTCCTCTAAGCTGAATATCCTGTTGAGTAGGTTCAACGATGCTAATGTACTCAACTTTGTTGGGAATGCTAACTCTAGGGCAAAACGACATGGTTTGGCACATCAGCCTGGTATTACAGACAGTGGTCAGATTGGTTCACTCTCTGAGTACTCGCACTCCTCTGTAGCTAACTCAGGTTATTGGCTAGCCTTAATGTTTGAATTTGGAATGACCGCAACCCCAATAGATCCACTGATCCCCAAGGGTTACTTCTTCCCATCCGTGTTCCCTAGCAGCTTCTCCTATGCACAGGGCGCAAAGTCTAGCTCAGGTGGAAATGGTTCACTAGGAACCAACAACAAAAAGGTTGCACTGGGTATTGAGGCACACGCTAGTGTGGTGAAGCCTGGAGCTACCGGGGTGGGTGGTGCAAATGCGGGTATGTTGCTAGGTGATTATGTGTTGCGCCTGTACTCCACAGACCCAACCGTGTTCGACTTCTCAGCACTACCAGCTTTTGATTAAGAGGTATGTCATGCCTGAACCCTTTAAATTGACTCCGATTGATCACAATAAGCCTAGGGATAATCCCCTAGGCTTAAATGTTCCATCTAGCCCTGCGCCCCCTACACAAGGGGAAAAAAGTGAACATACATACCCATCAGATGTTGTGCCATACCCGCCAGAATCAAAAGATTTTAAAACGGTGGACGGTGCAAAAAAGCAAGCAACTGAGGACATGTTCAATTATCAAAGACGAAAATACAACGAAAATATTACACGGAATCCGAATTTTGATATTGGCAATGTGCGATCAACAGGGACATCTAGCTATGCAACAGCACTTCAGAACGCCTACCAAAATATGCCTGTGGAAGAAATGCAAGGTAAGCTTAACAAAGCACAGATAAGTATGAACGAAACAAAGAAAAATCCTAGCGCAGATATGCGAATATGGGATCGCTTCTACAGACACATGCCAAACTTCAGAAAACTAACAGAAAGTCAGAATATAACGGTAACAGACGGGAGTAACAAAAACTCACAAGTAGGTGGATTTGCCCCTGGGGATGGCACAGGTGTTTTTGTGGAACCCGCTGTAGCCAAAGTTCCCCACCTTTTACAACACGAACTTTTCCACGGATTACAAAATGTAACATCTCAAGAAGGGCAAGTATCTGAAGGCCCTGCGTCACTACAAAAAAATAGCCCAGATAACAGACAATCAGAAGGCAGCAACTACTACTCAAACCCTATTGAAGTAGGAGCACACATAGCTGGCCTAAAGTCAGCTTATTACCGGGATACGGGAAAGACTTTTGAGGGGGATGCTAAAACCTTGTTGAAGTGGGGGAGTTCTCAAAAAAAACCACCTATTCAAGTCCAAGGATTCCAAGGTGTAATAGATCAATTAAAAATTAATCATAAGAAAGATCCTAATAGCCCATCTCCTGAAAGTTTTGAAAGATACTTAACTGAGGTTTCAAACAATGTGGTTAAGGCTGATGATGGGCCAAAACCACTAATGATGAACGATGGTGGAAAAGTACCTGGGTTTGGGAACACGGACTCAAAATTAGCCATGCTAACACCTGGGGAGGTGGTTAAAACCAAAGAGCAGGTTAAAGCTGAGGAGTCCGCAGAGAATACACCTAGCCCTTCCCCTAGCCCTAGTCCTACAGAAGTAGAAGCCCCTAAGACACCTGCTCAGGTGGTTCAAGAGCACAGGGCATCTAAGGAACCAATGTTCCCAAAACCATCTGGTGATATGCACCAAGCAGAAGGCTACTCTAAAAATGAAGTAGCGCAACGCGCAATGCCTAGCTATCTGCACAAGCAGCTAATGAAACTAGGTGGTTATAGCCCTAACCCAGAACTGCGTGACAAGGCTAACAAAACTATTAGACAACAACAGGAAAAAGACTCAGAGGAGATGGGTGGTAGCCACTGGAGTAAAGAAGACATTGCTAAGTTGGAAGCTGGTAGGGACGAAGACCTACAAAAACTAGATGAGCGTGAGAACCTAATAGGTGATGATAATCCTGCACAAGAGATATTTAAGAATGCAATAAAGGGGCAAAACTCTAGAGTAAACCAAGAGTCCCATGACTCACACCGTGCAGGTAATGGACCAAATTGGGAACCTAAAACTGCACCTGGGCTAATTATGGGTGGTGAAGCACCTGGAGGTATGCGAGGTGGACCCGGTCCAATAGGTGGGGCAATTGCAGCAGCTAGCTTCCTAACCCAAGTGCACAAGTGGTTAAAAAAAGATCCACCCCCTGTTAAAACACCACCTGCTAAAGTACCACCTAAACCAGTAGACCCAGTAGAACCTACTCCAGTTAAACCTACTCCAGTAGAACCTGCTCCTAATCCTAAAAAAGATGCATACGAACGCATAAAGAAAGAGAAGAAGGAAAGAAAAGAGCGGAAGGAAAAAGAAGACAAGGAAAAAGAACCTAAACCTGTTGAGCCTAAACCACTACCAGATCCGGTTAAAGTTCCACCAGTTCCCAACCCTCATAGAAAGCCTCCACCAACAAACCCTAACCGTTATAAACCGACCCCAAAGGTTCCAAACCCATTTAAAGAACCAGAACCTAGTGAACCCAATCCATTTGTACCAACCATACCAACAACACCTAAACCTGCAAGAAGGGTACACCCTAAACCTACAGTACCTGATAGAAGGGTAGATCCAGTACCAGAACCAGTACCGCCTGTGCCAGTACCAGACCCTATTCCTAAACCAGAACCTAAGCCTAAAGAAGATACCACTAGCAAGACCGAAACAGAGAATAAGAAGTCAGAAGGTCCTCACACAGAGACTGAAACAGAAACTCAAACTAAACTAAAGCAAGTCGAGGAACCACCTCCTAAAAAGGTTGAGACTGGGGAAAAAGAACCTAAACCTACTTCACCACAGAACATACCCGCACTAATGATGCCCCAAGGGAATGTGCAATCCTTCCCTAGTATGATCACGGGTATTCCCACACACAGTGCACCAAGCTTTGAAAAGACGCACCTAGAGATTAACTACTACACCGAACTGGGGTTTTAAATGCAAGTTAAGTCCCCTGTGGCAGATATCCTGAAGTCCATTAAAACAGCTATTAAAACCAGCCTAAACATCACCAACGACACCGTTGTAAAAATAGTGGCTAGGGAGGACCTACCTGTTTTCTCAGGAGACTTTGACATCCTGATCAAGGCTAACCTCCCATTCCCAGTGGAAGATTTTGTATCGGGTGCGGGACGCAACGCAAGTGTAGTCCTACGCACCGTTACCATAGTAATACGCACTAGGCTAGGTGTTGATCGTAGTGACTCGGATGAACGCCTACTACTAGACCCGGTGTTTGGTCACCTTCTACGAGAGGAGCAGATACTAAAGTGTTTGCACCTAAAGTTCTTGACTAACACAGCAGGGGACACAATTTCTATTGAGCCTATGCGATTGAGTGAGCCTAACAGCGCATGGGGTGAGATTGCACATTACAACAAGGAAGACTCGGATAAGAGTGCCCAACGCCAGATGGCTAGAAGCTTTTTAAACTTTGAAGTCAAATACATAATGGATGTTGCATAATGAGTAACTCTGCAAATTATCTAGAATACGGTCCAATTAAAATTAACTTAGTGCATGTAAAAGAGTACAAGCGCGAGCCTATGTACGCAGATAAAGAGCAAACACACTACCTCTACACTAGGCACACACTGAGTATTGAGGGTGTGATTGCACAAGACAACGAGGTAAACCTTAAAACCTTTAAAGTTGCAGATGATGCCATCGAGGTCGATGTCATCATTAAACACTTCCTAACACAACCCCGCCAAGGTTTAAAGTATGTGGTAGGTAATACGGTGCTATTGCAAAGCCCTGAATTAGAAAGACCTGATGTGTATTCGCCAGTGGACTGTACCAACGGGCCTAAACCTAAAGGGTACACCATCCACAAAGTTAACGGTATTAACAGTATCCAGGTATCCTTCACCATCTCCACGGATGTAAATGAATCACACCTGTTTGGAGCACCTAAGTACCCGGTGCTCTCTAACAGTTACACCATGGAACATATCATTGACCAAGACTATTACACTGCGCGAAAAGTCTCAGGACTGATCCACTTTAGAACCGATGTGATGCTAAATGAGAACCTATCACCTGACGATTTTAGAGAGCTAATCAATATCCCCACACCACCAACCATGAAGCGGGATCTAGTCAAGTGTAGGCTTCACCCAGGTTCTATGAAAATGGAGTACTCCTTCCTAGATAGGGAGACACACTTCCATTTAGACACACGCTCAATTAACGACAAGAAGACCATGCTAGGGGATGTGTTCTTACCTAACATGAAAAACATCACACGCCTTGAGATAACTCAGGGTGTTTCCAACATGAGTCCTACACCCTACTCTGTAGCACAATCTGCATTCTCAAATGCTCAAGAGTACGCCAAAGATAAAAAAGATAACGGTGGCAAACCCACTACAACGGGTAAAGCTGGACTTGGGTTTGCTGTTGCTGGTGCAACCGTACCTGTAAATGTGGAAACTCTTAATATCCAAGTCTATGGAAACAACCTCTCTGATAAACACGAACTAGAGTACCTGATCTACTACATTGTGCAGAAGAAGCTACCGTACTCCAGATCAGCAGGAAAGTACGAGTTTAAGCTAGAGGTCGACTCTATGGGGAGTTATGCCAGAATCCAAGTAAGTAGGCTAAGTAGCCCCCTAGATGTAAATTTAGGAGGTACTACATCTAATACCGTAGTTGCTGGACTTTCCTCCTATGCAACAGGTCAACAGAAGAACAACGCAATACACAATAAGTTTTTAGATGCCTCCGTCCTAATATCAGGGGACAAGTTTAATCTGAACCGATTGCGAAACACTAGCTTTTTTGCAGATTTAAATGCGATGGGTATAGTGGATGAGTCTATTGAAGGTGTTTGTCATAAGACCTACATCCAAGGGCAAATCAACCCAATTCTAATAGATCCAGATTTCCCGCACATCTCCGCTAGGACAAACCTAGACCAGATGCGCGGTTCATTCATGGAACAGATCTTTGTTGAGGGTATACGGTCCGACTCCAAAGAGTACCCCATGGACCCACACCAAAACACTCACGAATATTACCAGGATGGCCCAAATCCAAATCTAGCAGAAAAACACCTAGGAGAATAAACAATGCTCCCTCCCTACTATGTCAGAATAAAAAATAATCTAAAGGGTTTCATGCATATTGAGAACGGGGACTACCCTAGAAAAAGCATCCGCTTTTACAGGGAGGCCCCGATACCCAAGCCGAAACCCCTATTCCAAGTAGACCATAAAAACGACATACCTACGGTGCAAACCTCTAAGCGTTCAGAGTTGAGTGCAGCGGGTAAAAGACAGTTTGATAAGATCCTAAATTCGCAGGTTTCAAACTTCATATTTAAAAACTTCCCATGGGATAAAACTAAGAAGCCTAGGGAGTATTGGATCGAGCAGGACCTAGTGCAAGACGATGTAATGCAAACCGGGTTCGAGTCCTACAACACTTGGTACAAGCTGTACAAAACATCCGATGTAGTTGCACAGGGTAACCGTTCTACAGCTTTAGGTGGAACAAGCTTCTGGATGCTAGCTATTAACAAGCTAATGAGCGGTGGTTACCATGACCCACAGTTCATGCCTGGACTCCATCTAACCGAACTATTACGCAAAATTGAGGAACAATACGATGAGTGATAACACAGATGTACGAAAAGTACTAGTCTCCCTTGGACATGTTAGGTTCCCCTACATCTCCGCACGGCTATCTATCTCCTACAGTACGACCAATAATATTATTCAATCTTCTGTTTTAGGCCTACAGTCTAGCTCTAAGATATTTGAACTAGGCTCCACAGCTACAGAAACCCTAGTCTTTGCATTCTCACGCAGAAACAAGCCACCCGATATCCCATCCTTCCTTAGCCAGTACACATCGCTTAATAAGAGAATACTACTGAACCACACCATAACCATGGACGCGCCTGAGGTTTCAATAAGCACCTCAACTACTGAATATTCTTGTAGCGGTTCAGCCGTTTACATGTTAGAATATTCAGATATTTATAGTCTTAAATCTAAGCGGTTTTTCTACCCTAGGGGACCATTTGACGGAAGTGACAGCTTCGCGCACACTTCCTCCCTCAATGGGGAGAACACAGAGGACTGGACCTCTTTTATCTATGACTGGATGGGTGGTATGGAGTACTCAACAATACCTACAGCATAAGGGGAAACACATGATAGATTTCACAGGGAACTACGGTTTATTCACCAAGCTGGGCCTTATTGGGGGTTTTGTAAGTAGCATCAACGACTTCCAGAAATCACTGGTAAATGTAAAATCCCCCGCACTTGTCACAAGGTTCACATCCAATGGAAAAACTAAAATCGTACTGGGTTATATCCCTGCTATTGATAGCCAAATTAGCACTGTAAGCAACCTAGTACCTAATGTGTTTATCGATGTTGCAGAGAGTGTGCTTATAGACGCAGTGACCTCACACGACCCACTAATACCCGCAACGGTTACAGACTGTCTCCAAGAGCTAGTTTCCCAGATGTACCTCAATAACATCACGGTACAACGCCTATTAACCACCGTAGCCTCTGTCTCAGATGACTCCAATTTAAACATCGTGAATGTTGCCATGGTGAACGCTGACGGTGGTGTTAACCAGCACACACTTGCAGAAAACCTTAGGCTAGAGGTTAGTGCTGACTCCTACACGGGTGGTGCAGGTGCAGGGAATGAAACATTCAATGTAATTGCTAAGGAGAAGGCTAACGGTGCGTTTGGGTACGACTACCCAGCAGGTTCAGGTTCTGCAATCAATGTATCCAGGGTGAACATGAATGCTAGTGCTTCTGAAGGTAACTCGGTCACCAATGGGAACTTTGACCTGTTTGACGCAGCAACACCCACCATACCGTCTAACTGGGATGCTGTGGCCACCTATGGCACACCTGGCACCCATTACCTGATATCTGCCAATGGCGTGAAGTTTCAGAACAAGTCTAACATCCGCATCCAGCAAAGTGCAGCATCCGCAATCAGTGCAAAAAAGGTCTACCACCTGCACTTCAGGTTTAAACTCAACTCCGCTACCGTAGTATCCAGTGGTTCTATCACCGTGGACCTAGTGGACTCCGCAGGGAACACCATGGTAGATAACTCCAACGCCTACCTAGCCAAGAGTAAGCTATTCAACTCCATAACCGCAGGGAACCTAGGTGTGTACCAGGATGTTGATGCAACCTTTGTGGTTGGTTCTAAAACACCTAGCACCGTGTTTCTTAGAGTGATGTGCAACGGAACAGACCAAGACGGTGTAACCGTTGAGTTAAACCGTCTTGTACTGTCTGAAATGTCTCAATTATACACGGGTGGACCTTATATCTCCTTATTGGGTCTAGACTCAGAGCCTATTTACAAAGGTAACCGTGTCAACATTTCCCTCACAAAAACTTTAGACAATGGCTCAGGCACCTACACCAATAACACCTTCCAAGTGTTGTTTGATAGGCTGTTCTCCACCGCAGCAAAGGGCATCACCCTACCCTACTCTACAACCCCAACCGTATTGGATAGCTTAATAGCCTAATGCAAGCCTACTACGATGGAACGCCACTGTTGCACCCCAGCGAAGATGTACTCCAGTACGCAAAAACTGATGGTATGTTTTTACCTGAAGACTACTTCAAGGAAATACCCCACTACAGCAAATTGCAACTGGGGCAACTGTACTGGCCTACGGGTGCATCTAGGTTTGGTGCAGGTTTCTTCCTAGTTAGTTCGGACTTCCTGGAGAAGCTCCCCAAGTATGATATTACGGGTGCAAATGATGCAGAGGACACCGTGGGCGGTTTACGCTCCACGGTGAACTATATGCACCGATACGAGGCTAAGAACCTAGACCTAGTAGAAGGTGACAAACCCCTCCAGGCTAAGTTGTGGATGTTACCACCTAGGCCCCTGTTTCAACAGCGTAGGGTGCCCTCAGGTATGTCAGAAAATGTAGCACGAATTCCTTACAGCCATTTGAGTGGTATTTGGGTTTTACCCCTAGTCGATGCACGGTATTTCTGGAGAAACTTCACCACCGGGGACTTCCAACTACCCTCATGCTCCTCTTGGGAAACACTGTTCAAAACCATATTCAAAAAGCTAGGCTACAAGGATGAGCAGATCACCATCGACCCTATTTCAGTGGACTACCTCTTCCCACACTCGGTACTACGCAGTGCATCACAATCAACA